ACTCTGACTGGGTGGCCTTCCCTAAACACGTGCTGATTGAATTACTCGGGGGTGCAGATTGAACATCACATCGTTTAACCCACTGTCCCCAGTGATGGCAAGACCCTCGCTGCTGGCGTATATCCACAGCACGATTTCTGGGTACAGCCCGGGGCGGTCATTCGACATCATCCATGCGTCCGATGTGACAAAGCCTGAGTTTTGCGCGAGACGCCGGGCTCTGCAGATCATCGAGCAGGACAAGCCGAACGACGAGTTCCTTACCACCTGCCAGCGCAAAGTCTTCGACGAAGGCCGCCTGTACGAGAGCCACCTGCGGGAGACTTGGTGCGGCGACATCGCCGTTGGTGACTGGATCTGTGGGTGGTGCAACTACGAGCATCTGGCAGTTCGCAAGCCTGGCTCCTGCGCACACTGCCGGCGCAACGCCCCCATGGTTTATCGGGAGCTGCGTTTCCGGAGCCAGTTCACAGGGGTGAGCTGCGGAGTTGACACGCTGCTTCTTCTGCCAGGCAAGAATCTACTGACAATGGTAGAGGTTAAGACCATCGCCGCCCACAGCCCGCAGAAGGACACCCCGATATTCAAGGAGCTGACCGCGCCGCTCGCTGAGCATCGGGCCAGGTCGAGCTGGTATCTCAAGCTGATTCGTGACTCAGGTCACCCTTTGGCACAATTTGTGGATACACAGGAGGCCCTGGTGTTCTATATTTCCAAGGGCTACGGGGAGACCACACCAGAGCTTTCCCTGCTGGGTGTCCTGGACAAGATGACCCCGTTCAAGGAGTTCTGGATCACCCGTGATGATCAGTTGGCCGAGATCTACGACAAGAAGGCACAACCGCTAGGCGACTTCATGCGGACAGGGGTGGTACCAGGCCGGTGCTGCGAGACCAAGGAAGACAGAATGGCGGCTAAGTGTCCGAAGAAAGATGCCTGCTTCAGCACCGTGTACCCAGCAGGTTCTATGCACCAGCGGAGACGATGACAATGTTCAATATCGGTTTGGGGGCAGGTGGCCCCCTTCAGACAATCTGGGGCATAGACCCCTCCACCAACACTGGGGTGATAATCCTGGACAGCAAGGGTGGGTTGGTGTCGGAGAAGCAGCTGCAGCACGGCAACCGCGAAAACCCGACAAAGGAGCAGCGGGCTGCCAAGCAACAGGGTCGGCTCCGCCACCCCATAGACCGCTGCAACCACTTTGGTACCGAGCTGGAGGCCCTGCGCCTGGAGTACGGGCTGCCCCACCTTGTGGTAATCGAGGACTTTGGCTTCGCCATGCGCCAGTCGATAGACACGATCATCACCCAGTGCTGGGTTGGCTATGTGATCAGGGCCACACTTCGTGCATGGGGTGTGCCTTATATTGAGATCCCGCCCACAACTGGGAAAGCATTTTGTGGCGCCGCCAAAAAAGAGGCTGTTATGATGCAGGTTCTAAAAACCTGGGGGCATACGTCGAAAACCAATGACCAGGCAGACGCCTATGTCATGGCACGTATCGGGTTGGCCGCGCTCGGCTTCGCCACAACCACGAAAGAACAAAGCAAGGCTCTTGCCAAGCTGAAAGACGATGAAGTGATTACCACGCATGTCCCGGCAGGGTTACTGCGCGGCCTGTTCAACTGAAGGAGAGACTGTTATGCAACTCAATTTGCCGGGTAGCAACCCGATCACCACCACTGCGACAGCAACCGCCCCGGCAGTAGGGTCGCAGACCACGGCGCCGACCGACGTTAAGGCCCACACTGTCAAGAAGGCCTCGCTGGTTGGTAACTGGCTTACCGATACCACCACAGTGGTGGAGAACATGAATCAGGGCGAGTGCCTGGCCCAGTTGCCGGAGCTGGCCCAGAAATCCGACCGCAGCTGGTTTGCTATTGGCGGCATCCTGAAGCGTGTGCAGGAGCAGCAGTGGTGGTCGATCCGCGGCTACCAGTCATTCAGCAGCTTCATTGAAGAAGAATTGGGGATCCCCAAAGCTCGTGGTGAGCACTGGATGAAGGTCTACACCGGCATCGTTAACATGGGCATCACCAGCGAAGACCTCGACGGGATTGGCTGGACGAAGATCAAGGATGCTATCCCGTACATGCGCAAGGAAAACAAGGATGAACTCCTGGCCATGGCCCGCAGCATGACCGTGATCAACTTCCAGATCTACCTCAAGGGCCTCAGCGGTGCCACCAAGAAGGCTGGGTCTGGTGCAGCAGGTCGCGGCAACAATGACATCCACGCGCTGAAGATGCAGTTCCACTCTGACCAGTGGGATGTGGTGGAAGTGGCACTGGATCGCGCCAAGACTGCGCAAAACACGGAGTACGATGCTGTTGCATTCACCAGCATCTGTGAGCAGTACATGGCTGACGGCAGTACCGGGGGCCACGTCACTGAGGGTGCCCTTATCCTGGCACTGCAGACCATGGGCGACGAGGGGTTGAGCGGGATCCTCAACCGTGCCTTCCCGCACCTGACCATCACAATGAGCGAGGCTGAGGCGTTCGATCCGAACAGCATCGGCAAAGACCACCTCTAATCGCAAGGTGGTGATGAAAGGGGCTTCGGCCCCTTTTTGTTTTTGCGGGCCAGCGCACAGATATCCAGGTTGAACTGTGGCATTCTTCATCGAAATCAGCAGAGCGAGGTTTCAGGTATGGCCAGGTTTAAGGACGCATCTGACGTTGTGGACGAACTTATGGGGCAGTCGTCCGCTGTGGAGGATTGGGGCGATTGCGGGGTGCTCTACACCCACCAGAACCACCCGGGCGTGCTGTACCGGATAGGGGAGGACGTAGGGTACACGCGCCGGCTTATCCTTGACTACGTAATGTCTGTAGATCGTTACCAGGGTAATGCCAGCCGGTTTATGCAGTACCTTTGCGAGCTGGCTGACGAGCACTTTCTGCAGATAGACCTCCAAGCTGCGGCGTTCAGCACGCATGACGCGCTTTATGGCGAGAGCCTTGACCAGGGAGATCTGGTAGCTTGGTATGAGAGCTTCGACTTTGCCGAAGAGGTGAACGAGGAGCAGGGGCGCGGGTACTGGATGCGCCGTAATCCACAACAGTGAGGTAGGTCCCATGAGCTATGACGTAGACATCGAGAACCTGGATCCTGAGTCAAACATTACCGTAGACGACCTGGCTTCGCTGCCGGATGGTCTTTACGCCGTGGTCATTTACGCTCGCAGCCTCGAACAGTACAGCGTGGAGGGTGGTGCAGACTACAAAAACGGTACCAGCCACGAAACCGATCTTCAGGATGCCATGACTGACGGCACTGCTATGGTCTTCAAGAACGTGAAGCCGCGTGACTTGCCCAGCACCTACGAGACAGCCAAGAGCCTTATCGTCTACGGTTTCTGGTGCGGTGGTGGCGACGTTGAGGATTCAGACGTTCTTGCCAGCCTGTCAGCTTCCCACGGCTTCCACTGCATGACAATGGAGGATTACGTTGAGATGTATTGCGCAAGCGTAGGGGGCTCCAATGCCATCCACTGATCTTGTTATCGTAGCCGACGGCAGCTACAACGGCAGCAATGGCACCGGCGGGGTGGGTTTCCAGATCCACGGGGTAGGCTTCCACCTGGAGGGTGGCGCAGCGTTCAGCAAACACCTTTGCAGATCTAGCATCGACGCGGAGATAGCTGCCATTCTCAGAGGGATGATTGTGGCCTACCGGCTGATGGCCAAACACCCAGACCTAGCCGCCAGCTCACTGCTGGTTCGCTGCGACTGCCAGCACGCAGTGGACATCATGGCAGGCAAGCGGCCGAAGGGGATAGCGCCATGGCTTATCGTGCTGCGGGCCAGGGTGCTTGGGTGGTACGGCGACGATGGCTACGCCGTTAAATTCAAGAGAATAGCCAAACCGGAAGACCGGCCACGTGGTCAGCTGGCCCCCCTGCACCAGGCGCTCAAGGCTTGCGATCAGCTGTCGAAGTCATTTTGTGGCTTCGGTTACAGTACGGGGTTTGGCCTTGAACTATCCTCCATTGAAGAGGTTGGGCAGATCACCGGATTACAGCGTGGTGGTTCGTGGGACTTGAAAAATATCAGGGGGCTTTGTGAATAATAGCATAGTTATTTTGACAGGTGCCGCATCAGAACACGCAGCATTTATACGGAGAAGCCTGCTCAGTGTAGGAGTAACCTGTGTGCTTGCTGGCTCTGGGCAGAGTAAAGCATCGCCATTGCCTCAAGAATACTCCATTGATACCAACCTGTTTGGCGACGTTATTTTTGGTGACTCGATCCGACTGATTAACCACGTCGGGGTGTGGCCGAGCAATGTCGAACCATTGTGGGAAGGCCGTATCCCCGAGGTGTTCGTTGAGATCGGCAGCTACTACAAGCCTGAGTATCTGCGGTTGGATATGGCCAGCAGAAAGTACCAGGCGACAGAACGCAACTGGAGACAGTACCAGGGGCACAAGCGCAAGAAAAACAAGAAGAAGGTGAAATGATTATGGACTTGACCAAGATGTTTAACGTGACGCTTTCTCAGCCTACTGAGGCCGGGACAGTAAACACCGTAGCCCTGGGTGTTGGTACCAACCTGCATATCGGGGTGGACCCAGCTACCAATGCCGGCGACAAAGCCGTGGTGCTGTCTGCAGGCAGTAATGCGCTTGGGTTGTCGATCGGCGTGTCTGTCGATCTGCCGGCTGCGGAAGCCCCAGCTATTGAGCCAGACGAGCTTGCTGCCGATGCAGCCGCCAAGCTGGCTGGTTGTGACACCAGTCCGATAGGCAGCAGCGAGGTGTTGGCCCAGCACCAGCAGCTGTCCAAGTATGGGTCCAGCTTCAGCCCTGGCAAGGCCAGAGAAATGGGGCTGTACTTTGGGTATCCGCGCTGCTGCGTGGAGGAGTTCGTCACCAAGGTTGAGGAGGGTTTGTTGCCAGGTAGCGGGGCCAGTTACCCGGGTGGTTTCATCCCTTGTGCCAAGTGCGCCGGCGTACTGTCAGCGAATGGGAAAGACAATTCCAGCCTGATCACCAATCGTGTAGCCCCCACGAAGTTCCCCCATAGCAACTTCGACGAGGACATGAAGGTGCTGATGCGTGGGCGCCCCTCAGCCACGATGATCAAGATCCTCAGACTGTCCATGAAACTCGACAGCACCAGCCCGGTTGAGCCGGCCACGACGTTGAAATGGGAAGACCAGATCAGCCGGATGCCGAAGGTGGCCTATGAAAATGCTATGGAGTATCTGCGCACGGTCAAGGAATGATACACTGTAGACCCGATTAGGGTTGACAACACGAGGATATTGCCATGCCGCTCTACCCAGATATTGCCAAAAAAATCCGCGCTGTGCGGGATTTGGCGTACACACCCGCAAGCACTGTAAAGTCGCTCGCGCACACATCACTGTCGCATATCGCAAACTGCTTTGAATGGGGCGCGTTGATGAACCCAGCCCCCCCGCTCGCCCAGCCACCGGTAACGGCTGCTGAGTGGAAAATCTACAACGAGTTTATGGCTAAACTCGGGGATGCCAATCTTCGTATGGGGGCTGAGTTCCAACCCATGATGGAGAACTTGCGCAAGGGTTCAACAGGGCCGATCAGTAACAGAGCCCCTGCCATGGATTATTTCTTGGAGAACAGAAAAAAAGGCGTGGCCATTCTCCTGGCTCGGATCTCCTATGATCTCACGACTATGCGCACCCAAGTTGGCTACATAGAAGGTTGCGAGGAGGCATTGGATGCTGCAGCTGCTTTGGTGAAAGGCACCAACATGGAAATTGTACTGCGCGAGCTGCGTAAGCACATTGCGCTCATTGGCACCCTTCCGTTGTAAGGCACAAGAAAAATGGCAACTGCAAACACCAGACGAAACGACGACGCAAACGAGGCAGACCTCTACATCACCCAACCGGAAGATGTGGCCTGCCTCTTTGTCATGCTTGAGAAGCACGGGATAAGCCTGCCACATGGGACAATCCGTGAGCCGTTTGCCGGTCGCGGCGATATTGCCAAGTACCTTGAGCGCCGCGGGTATACCGTGGTGAGTACAGATCTGAACGATTATGGCGATTGGGGTTACGGGAAAAGCGGGGAGGACTTCTTCAAGCAGGACTTCACCCAATGCGCCGCCATTGTAACCAACCCACCGTACTCTGAGATCAATGATGTGGTGCGCTACCTCGGCGACGAGATGCCAGAGCAGTCCATGGTTTGCATGCTGGTGCGCCAGCAGTTTCTGGAGAGCGCCGATCGCGTGTCGATCTTGCAGCAATACGGTGGCCTGAATTGGGTATTCCAGTACGCCTATCGCACCCTCTGCCCGCGGATAGACCACACCACCGGTGAAGCCATCTACCATACTGAGAAGGTTGTTGGTGGCAAGACCAAGAAGACACCTGAGCCGCGAGCTGTGGCCTACTGCTGGGTGGTCTTCGATTACAGCTACACCGGCCCAGTAATGCTGGATTGGATCACCAAGGATGTGCAGGCTGCAGCCCGGGCCGAGATGGTCAAGTTGCCAATCCACCCGGAGGATGCCAAGCGTGCCGATCAGCGGGTGGCAGCAAAAACTGGCGGGTTTAAAATCGGGGTGTTTTAATTTCAAAAATCCTGCAAAAATAAAAGCCTGCAGGATCTAGCAATCAGAGGAAACACCATGTTCAAGATAGGCGGCAGTCAGCCAGCGCCCCAGGCCAGAGAGCCTGAGCACCTGGAGGTAATACCGGCTGAGACCAGGCCAGCAGTTGCGCTTATCGACGAGCTGGTTACCAGGGTTGGCGGCATTGACCCTGGAACTGACATCGACGACCAGGGGCTGGCCGAGCGCGATGCTGGTATGGCCAGCTTCGCCACGCTGCCGGCTGACGAAAAGCACGCAGTGCTGCAGCTTATCCAGATGGAGGAGTCGGATCTGTTGCGCATGGTTCAAAACTCTGGGGCTATGCTCGGGCAGTCCCGCGAGAGCCGACTGGCGAGAGAGGCCCGCCTAGCCCTGGTGCACCGCATGACACTGCGCGGCGACACACTGGAGAGAATGTCTATCCGTCTTGGCATCAGTATCAGCCGGGTTGCCCAGCTGAAGAAGGTGGTTAACGAGCGGATCCGTAACCAGATCTCCAGGGTGGATTTCGGCTTGTACGCTGGGCAGCAAATGTCCTTCTACCAGCAGGTAAAGTACACCGCCCTCAGCCTCTCCGAGGACAAGAGCATGCCAGCCACCGCCAAGATGTCAGCCCTGGTGCTGGCGCTACGGGCAGCAAAGGACGAGCAGGGTTTCCTGCGGCACTGTGGGGTGTTCAAGCAGTTCACCCATGGCGATGACCTGATCAAGCGCCTGCAGACCGAGGACAATGGCACCGGCGGCTCAGCCAACACCATGACCGACATAGCGATGGCCTTCAAGAAGATGGCTGTCATCGCGGCCAAGGGTGGGAACCTGGAGGAGGCTGTCGACGCCGTGCTGGTCGAGGAGAACAAGCTGTGGGAAGAGTCTGATGTTTTCGACGCTGACGACGAGGACGGATCCCCGCTCAACATTGGCCAATAAAAGTTGAGAATTTCCACAAAATAAAAAGCCTGGTGAAAATAGCATCAGGCTTTTTTTTCTGGAAAAAACCTGGAAATTTCCACAAATAAAAAAGCCTGTAGAAACTAGCAATTCCAGAGATCCGGGAGGGCGCCGTCGCGCCTCTCCTCGCCAGGCGGCAGGCAGGGGCGGGCGCCAGGCTGAGCGGGCGGTTGCGTTATGGGGCAGGCGGGGGACTGGTCTGATCTCACTATGGCACGCGGCTTGCATAACGGTGCTGCCAGGACGCCACAGGTAAGGCCCTGCCCTTGATGGCAGGCCGCGCCAGTAGCAGCAGGCGGGGCGCTGTTGGTTCGGTCAATGCCAAGGTGGCGGGGTAGGTTGGCGGTTCGCCACAGGGCCGCACAATCGCCAACAAGGCGGGGGCCAATGATGCTGTTTCGGGTTTGCGTGGTGTTGTTGCAGTGGATCGGGGTATCGTTGCGAATCCGGCCCCTACTGTTGCAGGATGGGGGCCTAGTGTCACGGCGGCCAGGCAATAGAAAAGGGGGCCACCAGCGGCCCCCTTTTTGCTACATCAGGATCAAGATCTTCCAGTCAACCGCCAGATACAGCAGGACGGCGACCACTATCAAAAAACCCTTGTAAATGACTTTCCATTGCTTTCTGTGATCATCCCATTTCTGGGGGCTACTCATTAGCCCGCCACGATATGCCCAAGGCCATCAAACAGCCTGACCGATTGCTTGACCTCTTGCCCCATCAGGTAAACGCGCTCGCTTACCTCTACGCCGGATCCGGTCACAATCGCCACCATGGTGACAGTGACCCCGCTCGGCTTGGTGTTGTTGCAGGACAGACAGATCGGGCCGCCTTGCTCTTTCTGGTGCACCAGGATCGGCCCGTGCTGCTTGTGCGGTTGCAGGGCGTCCAGGATGGCAGGGGTAACAGACACCAGCCCGAACGGGCCGGAGATCTTGCGCTGGTTGCGTCTTTTTTTCGTGCTCATGGTTTCACCGCCTTGATGTAGTAGGACAGGATCGCACCGTAGGCGGCCCGCTGGCCCTCCAGGTAGCGATCAAAGGATCCCCGCGCTCTGGTAGCCCAAGCCGCTTGATTGTGCAGCTCCAGGGCCAGGCGCGGGCATGCTTGCACACTCTCGCCCAGGTCAAACAAGCGGCGGGCCACGTCCAGCCGGACAGATACGGCCAGGGGTTGCCCTTTATGGTCACGGATAACCGACCCCCGCGCAATAGCAGCGGCGATCACCCCATCCCGATAGGTGGCGGCTTGGTGATTCTGGGACGTGAAGCGGCGGTACTGGCTCACAACTGATTCTAAGCTCATGGGCTGGCCCTCAATGGTGGCGGCTGGGGTTGAATCCGTGGGCGGCTTGGTGCAGGTATCCGCTGACCAGGATCTTGATCGGGGCGGTAAGGTTCGATCCCTCCAGGTTCAACAGTGAGCGGGCAGCCACCAGGGCAGCACGGCAGCGGCGGCCACTACTGCGAGCCACGGCAGGCAGCAGGGCGGCCACTCTCCAGCAACCTCTAACACTGAGGCGGCGGGCTTGTGCCCAGCCTGCCCGCAATGTATCCGCCCAGGTGGCGAACAAGGGGCGGCCACCAGCGGCCACCACGGCGCGATCCTTCTTCCAGATCGCTTGTGCAATGCGCATTGCATCAGGGCCGTAATTGTGTTTTTTCATGGTCTGATTTCCTTTTCTGCTTGGCATTATTGCCGGGTTACTACCGGGTAAATAGTAGGTGACAAGGAATAAAAAAACCGTGAGCAGGGTCACGGTTTTGATTATTACTGTTTAGGTGCTATACGCCGCTTTTTTGCAGCATAGACCGCGCTTTAAGCAAGGCCGCAATAATTGCCTCCTGCTCTGCGATATATTCCATTATCCAGCCATCAAGGGCGCGGCATGCTTCATCAGCAAAGGCCGTTATTGCAGCCTTGCCAGCGTCCTCTAATATGTAGCCATGGCAAGAGGCAGCAGCCCCCAGGCTAGAAACCTCGAACTTGTCGAAGTGCAACCCTTTAATTGAGGTTGTCGGAATAGATGATCCGGCGTCAATATACCAATCATCCTTTAGGCTTTGTTTCATCTTGTAGGGGTATTTGTTCAGGCTACCATAAATAGCCAAGCCCCCTTTCTCCGCGCTCACTGTTACCGTGGGGTGTCCGTGTGATAGTCTGACCCGTGCGGTAACAGTAACCAGGCTTTTGCCATTGTTCGCAGCGATAAAGTCAATCGCCTCTTGCTTGCGTGAATCACTCATTTAATAACCCTCTTTCCTTGCGCTGTTGATAGGGTAAATATAGCCAAGGTCCAAATAAAAAACCGTGAGCAGTGTCACGGTTTTAATAAAGGCTTTTTATTTAGGAGATCTGTTGGACTGTTATTTTAACAGTGCGTGATCCGCCCCAGCGCCCGACTACGTTAGCCGAAAATTCGACACCATCAGCAACGGGGGCCATGTTGCTAATACTGTAATTTTTGCCAAAGTTGGTACGGATTGCGCTATTGGCGGCGGCCAGGTGATCCAGGGGCTCCCCCTTCTCTTTGACGCTGACGGAAGCAGATCCACGGGGCGCACCGGATGCGGACAGATTCACGATCTTGACTACAAATTTTTTCATTTTGCGGACTTCCTTTTATTGGGTAATTACGGCCACCAGGGCGGCGGCTTTGACGTTCAACCAGTGCCCCAAAATCGGGGCACTCTTCCAGATTATCAGACCATAGGCGGCAATCAGTCCCACTTTCTTTGATCCGGTGATCAGCTTGGCCGCCTTGGTTGCCTTTTCATCTACAAACACGGCTGCCACCTTAGAAAGTAAATGCCCAGTCTTTGGCCTTGGCGAACTTCTCCAGCTCTGCCCGCATATCCGCCACCAGGGCGGGGACGCGCTCGATCAACCCGTCTACGTCTTGCAGTTGTTCAAGGGTTGCATCAGGCCAGGCGGCACAACTACGGGCAGCGTCAAGATCCGGCGCCTTGCCCTTGCTGTAGTCGCTGGGGATCTTGGCAACCACTACCCCCCAGCGTTTAGCAGCGGCGGCGAACTCCCGCGCCTTGCTTTCTGAGTTAAAGGGCGCTTTGTGCCAGTCATACGGCGGCAAGGGATAGCCCTCGAAAGTGTAGCGGGTATAATCTCGCCCTTCTGATTTATGGGTTACCGGAACAACGGCCAGGCTAGGCCACTGATCAACAGGCTTATCATGCCAGGTCAAGACCCAGGCGCGAAAGCCATCAGATTCAGCGGACATTGTGATCGGGCAATCGTCAAACACGAAGAAATGATCCCAGCTTGACGGCTCGCCAGCGCGGCGGCCCCAGCAATCCCGATCACCAGCGTGATAGATGGCATTGCCTACGGCGTGAGAGAAGATAGAGCCCAAGCCGATAAGGTGGAACCGGATCAGCGGCGTAACCTCTGGGAACACTTTCATCAGAATTTCATGGATACAGCCACAAGTATCAGGATCGCTTTCCTTCATCATCTTGCCAGCAAGCCAGGCGCTACCCGTAATCCCCATTGAGTTATAGCCGTTTTTACAGTGGTCGTCCCAGCGGATAGTACAATCAACGCGGCGGAAGGTTTCGCCTTTTACTTTAAAATGGCCGTCCTTGCGCAGAGTCAGGCTTTGGCTATTGGTGCGGGTGGACATAGCCAAAATATCAGCCTTGATTTGATCAGCGCGGGCTTGCTGCTCTTGGGTAAATGCCATGATATCTCTTTCCTTGTGTTAGCTGGGGCGGCTGCCCCAGTGGTTTAAATATTACTCGAACCAGGATTAAAAACAGTGATCAATGTCTCACTCTTTGACTCTGGCTGTTACATAGATTTCTACAGTCTCAGGCAAATTATCAGCGCGGCCCTTGCGAAAGTTGTTAGCGTCATACTGAAAAGTAAATTCCAGGTCTTCGGCTGCCACTGGTGCATATTTACCAGATCCCAACTTCTGGACAAATAAACCCTTGTAATCCTCCAGTGGATAGCAGCGGCGTTTAATAAGGCTTTCACTGGGCACACCTTCCAGATAATAGGATCCATCGCCTGTGCCAAAATTGCTCGGGAAAATACCATCTTGATCCCGTGCAAGGTATTCAAGGCTTACAGGTTCACCGACCAGTAACCGCCCCTCCCCTTCTATTGCCTGAAAAACCGCGTAAACTATTGCGCCTTTGTAAAGTTCCATTGCTTGACCCTCTTTCCGTGTGGTGTATTGATACTTGCAGTATAGCGACCACTATTTAAATAACAGTGATCGCCGTCACAAATTAAATAATCAGATCATGCTTGGTGCAGAAAGCCAAAATATCGGGGTTTTCGTGCAGGTATGCGCGGATCTGTTTGTAATAGTCGCCCTTCTTATATTGCGGGCTTTCTTCGGTTACAGCGAAATCACAGTATATCAGGTAAAGCAGGCTTGATATAACTTTCGGGTGCATATCATCAAAGCACTCGACAGATTCGCGGACTTGATCCCACAGCTCCAGGGCAACGGCTTGCCGATCTGCCCCGACCATGACCGGATCCCATGGGGTATAATGGGCACGGTCGCCACAGGCGCCAGGCAGGCGGCTTGTGTTGAATTGCTGGACGGCGTGATCCGGTGCATAGTCGCACACATTAACCAGGATAGGCCTTGCCCCTTTTGCGTACAGCTCGCGGCCCAGGTGTTGCCCAATCACGCTGATAGCTTCAACGTGAGCCCCAAGGCCCGCCGCCTTGTCTTCTGCCCAGGCGGACGCTTGCCCAAGGCTATAGGCCAAGGCAATATAAACCTCTGCCCGCCCGTTGCTATCGTGGCGGTGGACGGTCTTGTAATACTGGGGGATCTGGTATTCGGTTTTCATGGTGTTGCCCTCTTTCCTTGCGGCGGCCCCGCCGGATATCGGGGGGCCTACTGGTGTTGATACTGGCACAAGCCAGGGAATAAAACAGTGATCACTGTCTCACTTTTCAGCCTTGAAGTGATTCAGCGCGGATTCGAGCAGATCGGCCGCCTCCTGCTCTGTGCACACCAAGCGGTGATCCCATGCAAGGTGCAACAGGTCGGTGATCAGATCTTTGGTAGCATCGATCTGGTCTTGGCGCGGCATGCTATCGGGCCAGCCCTTGGGGTTGCGCTTGGCATAGTGCATTTTCAAGGCTTCACGTGCCGCACGGGCGCGGGCTTGATTCTCGGTTTCGGTTGTCATGTGGTGCCTCTTTCCTTGTGTTGTTGACGGGTTAAATGTAGCCCACGCCGTAGAAAATAACCGTGACGCCGGTCACATATTCAAAAGGTCGATTGCTTGTTTTTTCAGGTCAAGGCGGTGGCTGTGGCATACCCGCCCGATCTGCTTAATAGCCAACAGCTGGGCGGGGCAGCGTACCCCCAGGCACAAGGCCAGCAGAGCGGGGGAGCGCCACCATAAACGGGGGGCGGCCCCGTAGACCATAGACCCCCAGCGATCGCCTATCGGGTCGAAAACAATCGCATTGCAGCCAAGGGGGGAAACCTGCCCGCTACTGTCAATAGACAGGTAACCCAGGGCAGGCCCCCCGCTTGGGGTGATATCGGGGATCACCATTGGCCCCCGCTTGGCTACCATCCCGTGTGCATGCCGTAAGCTGCCCAGGATGGCAGGCTATCCGGTAATGTGGCATTCTCCAGCCATTGGATCATGGCGGCCTTGGTGCGCTGCTCCCGTGGGATATTGCGGGGGGTTCGCCAGTAGGGGTAATCTTCATCCTGTCGCCAGTCGCCTGATTTTGGGGCAGCGACTACCATAAATTCGGCGCTGGCCTGTGATACGCTAAAATCAATGTCATCGTACTTTTCCCAAAGGCCGGACGTGTCCACGTCTTTGATCTGCTCTAATGCCTTCTCAAAATCAACACAGCACAAAAGGCGCCCGCCAGGCAGAGAAGGGGATAACCACTAACCCGATCAGGTACTCCAGCGGCGGGGCGCCGTTAAAGCAGATTGCGCCGTTTTGATCAGACCCATCATATGATTCGTCATACTCCCAGCCGCCGGATTCATCACCGATTATCTCGGATGGCACGTCAAAAATTAATACTACCTTGTGGCAGTCGCTCATAGAGTAGGCCGCCGCGATATCAGCGGATCCGAAAGCCTGCTTGATTGTATGGGCTAGGCTTTCGGCTCGCTGCTCTTCGGGGAGGTCATCTAGATCCGCGTCCTCCTCTTCCCAGTCTGACGTATCAATGTGCCCGAACCGGATCAGCTCTTCTTCGCTCCAGGCGTAGAAATAACCATCATTATCGGGGCAGAGCCAGGGCGAGCCGCTGATCACGCTGCGCTTGTCTGCATCAGCCTTGGCGCTTGCGATGATAGCGGGGATCAGTTTGCTGGTGGTGCCATGAGTCAAGATCATTTTCTCTTTCCTTGTGATCGTGGGTGATTAGGGTTGTTCGGTGTGGGTTTTGCTTTCGGTGATCAGCATACCGATCACCCCAACCAGCAGGCAGAAGATCGCTGTCGCGCCAGTCAGCGCCGCTTCCCCTGTGGTGATAAGCCCGAGATTGTTACCAAAGATAACCATCAGGGCAGCCACAGAGCCAACGGCAGCACATACGGCGCAAAATACAAACAGGGCATTGGTTGCGGGGTGGTTGTTGTTCGGCTTTTCCATCTGTCTATTCTCCATTGGCGGCCCCGCCGGATATCGGGGGGCCTAGTTGATGGGGTAACTATCGCACAGGTTTTACAGGTTGTCCGTGACAGCGATTACAGAACTGTTTGGAGTGTTGACAGAGATTACCCCCCAGGTATTGAGGCAACCAGCATCAGCCAGGGCCTTAGAGAAGGCGGCGGGGGTAAACAGTCTAGCCCGCCCGTTAGGCCCCTCTGTAGCCTCAATCTCTGCCAGGGCGTAGGAACTGGGGAAATTGACAGTCACACAGACTAGGCCATAAGGGCGGATAATCCGGCGGTCACTAGCCACCAAGAGATCGGATCCGCAATCGCTGATATCGTAGAGGTTTTCTAACAGCCGATTGAAGATGTCCTGTTTGCATTCTGCAAAGCAGAACCAGCAATCGATCGGCTTGCTACGGGCGCCAAGCTCCCGATCCGCATAGACGGCCATCACTCCAACCTGACGGGCCATTGTGTAATATGTTTCTGCCAGCAATTCCAGGCAGTGGGCGGGCAGGTGCGCCAGCGGAAAGCCCTTTTCACCCTCAACCAGGGCGGAGATCTCCATGCCGTCCAGCTGGTTTTTCTTGATAGCGTCGAGGTTACGGTAAGCCAGGGCTTTGATGCGCTCGATCATCAAAATGTGATCTTGCAGCTGGTCGATCGGCATGTTAGCCAGAATGTTAAAATGCGCTTGAGTATCTTTGATTTCGATCATGATAGTCGCCTCTTTCCTTGTGTTGAATCCCCGCCCAGTAGCGGGGGAGTTGTCTTATTCGTCTTCGCTTTTAGCTGTGGCGGGGGTACGCATCATTGAGAAAACCGATCATTGCCTCTTCGGCCTCCTCGTTATTCAGATCCATAGCGTCCAGCTCTTCCGGCGTATAGATGGCAATGGCGTAGCCCTGTTTTCTGATCTCACGGCTAAGGGCGATCAGCGCATCGTACAAGGTAGGGTGATCATCAGCGCCACTTTCTGGGGCCTCATTGCTGGGGCAGTCGTCAGCAGGGCACTTGTCCAGGTATTCACCGGAGAAGACACGACCACACTGATCACAGTGGCAACCGTCAAAGCGGATCCAGCCCTTGGCGGTGATCTCTTTCAAAGCAGAAGTGAAACCGTTCACCCGCCAAAACTTGTTAACCTGCATCACCCCATCAGCATCAACCAGGGCCAGCGCCAGGGCTACGGGCTTTTCGCCCGCTTCGGTTTTTGGCGTGACGTGGCCCAGGTATGCAACCTTCCCGTTTTTGATAAATCCGGTTTGCTCATTCTTAGGCTTGATGATCATTTTCTCTTTCCTTGGGTTAGGGGCTCGCCTCATTGCGGGCCATGGTTAGATAATAGCGGGGTCACAGAATAAAACAGCGACCCCGATCACACTTTTAAATATTCGCCAGGGCTTGGGCTAATGCCTTGCGCTGGTAGTCCGGCACAGCGGCGACAGCCTCCCCCATCGCATCAAGGAAATCATCAGGCAGGCCGTAGCCTGTTTCTGTCTTGTGCAGATAGGCCCAGGATCGGCAGAGCACAGAGCCAAAGTGATCCAGCACGTCCCGAACCAGGGCGGGGCGGGTGTGTTTATGCTCACTGGCAAAACCCAGCTCGCCCAGGTGTTGGAGCATAGCCCCCGCCGTTTGGTACTGGTAGGATTCGACAATATCCAGGTCAGCCGTCAGGCTCTCCAAAACCGAGCCCTCTACAACCTCGATCACCCAGTCGTAAACAATGCGCTTGGCCATCATTCGCCCCCTTGAGCCCGATAGTGATCCCCCAGGGTTTGAAGCATAGCGCGGGCGCCTGCTTTCCACTCCTCGCACTCTTGCTCATAGGGCACAGCCTCAACCTTGAAATAAACCTCTGCCCCCCTGTGGTTGTAGAGCGACACTAAATCAGCCGCTTCCTGTGCACCATAGCGGCGGGCTTTCATTGGCACGGGGTCGAAAGTGGTAGTGCCCCGCAACTTGACAAGGTAGCCGGATCGGTAGGCTTGCCCGACTGCATCGCTTGAGGTGTCAGGGTTCGCTATTACGCGGATCAAGTAACCGCGATCACCCTCGCCTAGCTCTTGATAGTGGTGCAGGGTAACGGCGGCTTGCAGGTTTTGCATGAGATCCGCCAAATACAGATCAAAGGCTTTCATCTTCTCTTTCCTTGTTGGTTACTGTTGGGCCACTATAGCGGCCATCTTTTAAAAAAACCGTGCTGGTTGTCACACTTTTCGATAAAGGCCTTTTTTTCAGAAAAAGAGCTGGTTTTTTCCACAAAAAAAATTGCATGGCGGATCTAGGGATTCTCTCCTCTCCTCCCCCTCCCCCCATCCCCTGGCGCCCCCTCCCTGGCGTGGATTCGGGGGACTACCCAAGACAGGGGGCCAGCATCACCAGGATCGGCGAACTGGTCGGATCTCTGTTTGGCATGGCGCTTGCATGGGTCGGGGGGCGACAGGCAAGAGCTGTGCCAAGTTCGCGCCATGCAAAAGGAAAGGCGAGCCAGAAAATCGGTATGCAAAGCCCGTGCCAAAATGGCGGGCTACCCCTCGCAGAAAAAACGGGGGCATGCAAGAGACGTGCCAACATAGGCGGATCCCTCCCTAGACATTTTAGGGACACAAACCCAAGCAAGGGCCGTGCCAGTTTTTTACTTTTCTTGCCAGGTAGCCAAAAAAACCGCCAGCCCAGCAAAAAGCGTGCCAAGACGCAACGCCGAAAAAAGGGCGAGCATCCACAGCAAATAACATGCCAAGATCACCATGATCCGGCCTCCATTAGATCGGTTTCCTAGTGCCGATAACCCTAGCCCAATGGCAAGAAAAAACCAGTGATCGGCGTCACATTTTCACCCTGTAAAGGCTAAAAACTTTTGCCGTCAAAAACCGTGCCAACAATGCACCGTTTTTGTGATTCACGTCAAATACTTAACACACAAGGAAAAACGGGGGCCGTACCATGCAAAAACGGGGCCAGATCACCCCCTATAGAGCAGGATCTCCAACGTATGCAAACCCCGTGCCAACCCATGCCGAAAATCGGGGCCGACTGGCCGATCATAGTAGTGCATCTAGTAAGAGATCTGATCCCTTTGCGGTAGCAAATTACGTGCCACAAATAAAACTTTCCTCCTCCAGATCGCTTGTCCCGTGCGCCGCTTCCTTGCACCATGAAAATAATAACGCGCCTTCTCCATGCAAGGCCCGTGCCACGTCACGGATTTTCTACGCCGTGAAAAACTTTGTGACGCCGCTCACACTTTTTTACTTTGTCGCCTTGCGCCTTCTTTTTTCTTGCCTATAGTCAAAGGGCACTAAGGCGAACCCGCCACAACCACGAAAAGGAAATCTGACCATGAAAGCAAAAGAAGTTATCCAGACCTTGGGCCGCCAAACCCGCAACGCCGCTTTTGTCGAGTGCCTGCCCGTGTCCCTTCTTTTTGGTGACACCTCCACCACTTATCTCGGTGGCGAGGCCGTACCGCCCAGCGCCAAATATCCGACCCGCGCACAATTCAAAATCCGTGCCAAGGTTGCGGCGCTGGTCGGTTGCTCCACGGGCGACTTTGAGGCCATCGATCGCCACCTCAACAACGCCGCCAGTTACCGCGCATAAGCAAAGGATGTGCCAAAATGAAAAGCCTTGTTCAAGCCGTAGATCTGGGGACGGCTCCCCGTATGTTTGATCTCTACATTGGGCTGATCCGTGTCGGGTATGTCGGGCAGGTTGGCGAGTGCCGTTGGCGGGGCTGGTTCAACGGGCACGGGCAGATCGTGGGCGATACCCTTTTGCAAGTTTTGGGCCAAGCCGAAACCATCGCCCAAGAGGGGGACAAGGCATGATCGACAGTCTGGTTTTTCTGGCCCTCTTTGTGGGGTCGGTGATCGGGGCCGCTGTGACGGGCGGCCTAGTTCCGGCTCTGGTTGTGCTCGTGCTTTTCTCCATCGCCGCCTAGCAAAACCCGTGCCATCTTTTTATGCGCCGATCTGACTAGATCGCGCTATTCAATAGTTGAGAGGGGGCCTTTATGGTTATGGCGCAACGGGGGGCCGATCGCTGTAATCGCGTCCTGCGCGTTTTGGCGAGGGCCGTTTTTGCCGATCGGGCCGTTTTTGGCCTGGCAACCTGGCACGGTTTTTGATCACTGCTTATCCATTCATTTGGTTGCATAGACAAAAAACTATGTGATCAACGTCACATTTTCTTTCTTTTCCCCGCGCAAGTTTTCGGGGCTTGGCTATACTTATCACATCAGGTAGGGAATGACTCCCCGCCGCACGTGAGAAGGAATGCCAGCCATGAAAACCGTTCACACTATCTTGTCAGGCCTGCTAAACCCGTCAGTCTGCGAACTGGAGGAGGCCGCCTATCAGGTCGGTCGTTTCGAGCAGTCCGCTATTATGGATCCCGAGCTGGAGCGCCTGATCAGTGAGACTTATCCCGACAGCGATCTGATCTGGTCTCGTTGCTATGACGCGCACCAGCAGGGCCGCGCTGACCAAGACGCCCAAGAAGCCGCCTAATCCGAATCAAAAACCGTACCAACTTTTAAGGAATCGATATCATGAAAATGCCCGCCCTTGTCGAACTGAAAACCGCTGCCCCGTCCTTTGACCGTTGCGCCGAGATTGCAAGAGTCGTGCCACTTCAAGAAGGTTGCGAGCTGGTGATCACCGACACCATGATCCGCCTGATTGCCCAGAATGGGGCCGAGTTCACATTCTATCGGGGCGACTGTGCCCGCGCTGTGACTGAGGGCATGTTTACTTGCCTGATGGCTCTTCGTGCCGCGCCTGCTCCCCACTATGTCGAGATGGGGCGCAAGGGCGACAAGGTGAACACTCACAAGGTGATCGGCATTGACCACCGTCCGATCCTCCAGACTGAGGATGACTGCGAACTGTGCGACCCCGAGCAGGCGAACCTGTTTAGTGTCTATGTCGTGCTCGCCGTTGATGGCTGGGAACTTTCCTACCACTACGCCGATCACCAGACCCTTGACGCGGCAAAAGAGCAGGCCGATCTGTTGGCACAGGTTTTGAATGTGGTTCACACCTACACCACCGAGAGCGAGGGGGAGCAAGTCCAGAGCGAGCCGGACGCTGACGGATTCGGGGCCGAGCATGATCGCGCCGTAGTCGAGGCCCTGATGCACATTGCCGAACACGGGGCGCAGGATCTGTCTATCCTGTCTCACGTGCTGGAGTACGATCTCACGTCTGCCGAGTGCAGCCTGATCGGGCGGTTCCGCCGTGGTGCCAACGTAGACGGGGATCACGCTGCCCTTGCCGCACTGGCCCAAGCCATCCAGAATGGCGAACGGTAAAAGCAAACCCCATGCCAACTTGCCCGCCCTGTGCGGGCTTTTTTACGTCCGGATTTTTCGGGGCTACCCTGGCCCGTTGGCATGATACTTGCTAGGCGCAATCACAGAAGAGTTGGCATGCTTTTTGCGGGCCTACCCCCTCTCTCACAGATCTATGACAAAAGTTTTTTTGGGCGTGCGGGCGACGACGAAAAAATTATGGAAAATATTTTTAGGGGGCGTTGGGGTGTGTGAGGCGTGAAAAGATGTGGGGCGTGATGGCGTGGGGCGTGAAAAAACTATGGTCGTGACGGGGGCTCTGGGCGTGATAAATATTTTTGTGGCGGGCGTGGGGCGGCGAGGGTCGATAAAAAGAGAGGCCAAACGAAAAACTGGTAAAAAATTTCGCTTGGCCATTGGCCAATAGGTAGGGACGACTGGCCTACGGCCGTGACCAGCCAGCGGTTACTGCCTTGTAACCACACGGAGCAAGAAACGGTTATCTCCTTCGATGCAGAAGTTTTCTGTCACCATGTCCACGTAGGCGCCAAAGGCGTGGTCGTATTTGAAACCGGTGCTCGCCATCCTGGAGAACGGTTGCAGATTTATCACGCTGCTACGCACGTTGCCAAACACCTCGTAGGGGTCGAAGCCACGACGACGCAGCAGGATGAAAGCCAGGTCCATAAGCATGCCGCGCAGCTGGTCTTCAGTGACATGCTCAGTGGCAGGCACGACCAGCGACAGTTCTTCCAGGAACGGCTTAGTGTTTGCTGACGGCTCAAACTGCTTGCGGTAGCTCATGCGCAGGCCTGGATCACCATGTTCCAGCGCATACTGCGTGAGGTGCGGTGGGCGCAGCGCCAGGCTCTTACCTTCAAAGAAGGCAAACGGGGCCATGTTCATTGCGATGTTGATGCTACTGCGGATAGTGCTCATGGCTACGCTCCATTGACATTGCGCAGGCCATCACCCAGGTTGCTCAGGCGGTACTGCAGCTCCTCCTGGGTCACCTTGACGATATCGGTCTTCAGGATGTTGTAGACGGCGGTGCGGGCTGCGCTACCGGCAATCTCACCCAGGCGGGCAGACTGCTCAGCGACTGCGGTGTCTACAGCGGCGCGACCTTCCTTCTTGATGGTATCGGCCACTGCTAATCGCCCACCTCGAATGGCTGAGCCTGCGCCGAAGTGCTTTTCCAGCTCGTCGCGCAGCATGCGGTTGGTGGCGTTGTTCTCCTCCTGCACGACCTGGCGCAGGAAAGCCTTGGCCTCGTCGCCCAAGGCATGCTTGACGAACTGCTTGGCGGCCATGGCGAGGGCAGCACGCTGGAGTTCGACCCGGGCTTGGCTGCCCTCGGGGAACAGGACGTTGAGTGCTTCAGGTGTCAGCGCGATTACGGCGTTGGTGGACATACGGCGTACCTTCTGTTGGTGGTGTTTTCGATAGGGGGAGCATAGCAGCGGCCGGTGCCGGGATCTGCGAGGTGCGTCACAGTCCTGGAAACCGGCCGGAAAATTTCGCTTGGCTGGCGCCAATAGGTGGTTACTTCTTGGATCGGTGTTTAGCGGCCTGCTCTCGGGCCATGGAATCCAGCCACTTCACCTTGCAGTAGGAGACATAGAGTGTGGTGCTGCGCTTGAGCACCCATCCCTTGGCGTCCTTGTCGTAGACCGTCAGGTCTAGCTTGCACAGGTAGGCCATGATGGCGCTCGGGGTGCGCTGCAGTGTCTCGGACAGCTGCTCCACCGTGGCGCCCTCCTTGAACATCCTGACCAGCGTCTTGACCTCGGGGGCCAGCCAGTCGGTGTAAGCGTTGGGGTAGGCCTGCTTGGTCTTCCGGCGGGCCAGGTCAGCCTTGCGCACCACGTAGCCATACTCTGCCAGCACCTCGCGCACCTGCTGCACGTAGGCGAAGACCTCTGCGCTGGACATGTCCGGCTTAGCCGGCGGCGGGGTTACCTTCTCCATCAGCAGGCCTCCGTGTATCCGTTGGTGACGGTGAGCCCCATCCCCTGGTAGAACTTCGTCAGCTGCTCTCGGTTGGGGCCGCCAATGTGATAGGGGGTAGCGCCGATGTAAATCTCGCCGTCGTGGCCCTTATCGCGGATCTGGCGGATCGCCTCTTCGAGCAGCTGACGGGCCACACCCTGGCGCCGGTACTTGCAGTCCACGAACAGCGAGTGGATCAGCCACTCGATCCGGCCTTCCATCTCGAAGCTGTAATAGCTGACCTTGGCAGACTTGGCGTTCTCCAACCCGGCACAGCAGATAGTCCAGTTGTCGAGTGACAGGTTCTCTGGTTTGGTAATGAAGTGCATCAGTAGATCCTCCGCTCTTGCTGGTTGCGCAGGTGGCACCAGCGGACGCCACGCATCAACAGATCCCGCTCGACGTGGCTGGTGGCATAGTTCGGTTGGTGGAAGCGTGACGTCCAGCGTGGGCGGTCGCCTGCCCCCTGCAAGGACAGAACCGGCTTGCGTGAGCCCAAGGGCTTCTGCATGTGGTCCTCACTACGGGGCCGCCCCTCAGCACGGTTCTTGCGTGCACACCACTCTCTGGCGATAGACAGGATCCATTTATCCTGAAGCGACATGCGCCCAACCACCTGGGGGTTTGCCCTGGCCCACCAGAATGCACCGTTGGCGGATGGGCACAGGAAGATTACCGGTTTCCAGGCCTCAATGGATTCAGCCATGATGCGCCCCCCGTTGAGACCACTGCAGGTCGTCGTTTTTGTGGGTTGCCGCCCAGGCCAGCTCAACCTGAAGATCTACCGACAGGTCATCGCCAACGCTCTGCCATTTGACAGGGCTGTGCGGGTTGAGGCTCGGGATCACATGGCGGCCGGTGGCAAGCTCCGGGCAGATCTGGATGGCCAGCTTGCAAATCAACCAGCGCAGCAGCTTTTGCCTGTTGGGGTTTTGCCAAACTGTCTGGGTCAGCTTGTCTACGTTGTAGCCCTTGATGGGGTACATACCGGCATGCCCAAGCTGGGCATTCAGCGGCCAGTCCTCCCAAAGGTGCTGCAGCAGGTTCTTGGATTGGGTCGTCATCAGATAGTGGTCCCGCATCTCCAGCGCGTCGTTGACGTTGCTGCAGATCCCGCTATAAGGGTCGGGTATCTCGTTGTTGACCAGCAGCAAGGCATTCAGTGTGGTGAACAGCAGCTCACTGGTCATGATCATTGTCTGGATAGGCTTTTCCACGGTGACCACCTCAGAAATGGCGCTTGGCTTTCGGGGCGACAAAGCGATTTATCGGCACCAGTTTGATCCGCACATCCGGCCGCATCAGTCTGGCCTTTTGGCTCTTGCTGAGTCGCAGCGGGGTGATCTCATGCCAGCGATTGAAGAACTCGGATCTGACCTGGCTAAGCACACTGCCACCAAGCCCTACGCTATCCAACGCCACATACGCCGATCCTGGACGTGAGAGTTCCACTGCCTTGAGTATCAAGGTGACGCCGCAGCGCGGCAGGGTGATTCTGTAGAACTCCTCAGTGCCGTGGCCAGGAGCGTGCTCAGTGACGATGGTGAAGCGGCGGCGGTGGCCGTGCACAGCCTTGATAAGTGCTTTCATAGTTGACACCCCTTGTTAACTTGGTCCATCCAGCGCATTGCCTCGAACAGCTCGTCGTAGGTTGTAGGCTTAGGGCAGCCTGCCGCTGTTGGTACCATGATGGTGTAGGTCACCGGCACCTTGCGATGGCCCACCTCTATGGTTTCTGATTTGGCTATACCGAGGCCGAGGCTACAGCGAGCACCCATCCCCTGGGCACCGGTGAACGCTCGGCAGCCATCGCAGGTTTTGGCTTTTTTCATCTTCACAGGCATAGGAACCTCCGTTATCGATGTGGCCACTTTACAAAGAAAAAGGGGCTCTGTCTGAGAGCCCCATCACATATCTAGAACGTCACACCTTATCGATGTACTCGGTCAGCTCATTCGTCTGGAACAGGTACTCGATATAGGACTTCGGCACCGGCACGATCGCGCTCTGGTTGCTGCCTACGCCAACGGCTATGCGGTTGGTATCCTTGGCCTCAACATGCTGGTAAATCCGGAAGGTTGGGATCTGCGTGTCCTTGAACTCCTCCATGATGCAGAAGTGCTTGCTGCCATAGCACGGGCCAGAAAACATGATGAAGGAGCGAGGGAAGTCTTCGCTGGGCATAGAACATGGTTCGGTTGCTACGGTCGTCGTTAACCCAGGCTTGGGTCTTCTGGAAATCCAGGTTTGCCCCTGGGATGTTCTTGCCGCGCCAGTTCAATACGGGGCGCAGGCCGCCTTCGTGGCGCTCCAGGTCGGCCAGGCTGATGGTGTAGTGCCCGAGTTGGCGCCCTGCTCTGGTATCCAGCTCTGCCAGGACGCGGTGGTCAAACTCCATGGTGCTTTGGCCAAATGACTTTGCCGCGTGCGCCGGGACGAACAGCTTGTAGCGATCCAGATCTACCTGCTGGACGAACAGCACCGTGAAACCGAGCAGCACCACCAAGATAACGTGGTCGGTGTAGGGGTGCTCAAATCGGGCGTCGATGATCAGCGGATCGGAGCATTCACCAACCGTGCCGGAGAGAAAAACCCGCCCCGTTGGTTGGTGGTTGCCACTGAGGTGGTGCAGGCTGCTGAGGGTTGCCGCGTAGTTGCTGAGATCCATGCGAACAGTCGGGGCAGGGGCCGTGACTGTCTGGATCAAGCTGGGGTGAATGCTAAACTCAGGCCCACTGGTAACCAGGCTGACTTCAACCGAGCCGGGGCCAGAACCAACAGGCAAAGTGCCTGCCACACTGGCCTTTGAGGAGAAGCCATCGGGCTCAACAGTGACGAAGGTGGCGATGCTGTCGGTGGTCTCGTTGAACCAGTTGCGCACGGTGTTGGCGTAATCCTCGGCCATGTCGCCGGAGACAGGGAGAGAGACCAGCTGGGTATCGTGGCCGCCGGGCTGATTGGACTGGCACAGGATATCGGCTCGCAGGTTGGTGCTGGCAAAGCCGCCTTGCACGACCCGGATGCCTTGGATCTTGAAGTTCGTGGTATCAGGGAGGGTGGTGCGCGGGCGAGTGGTGATAGGGGAGAACAGCTGGGGGTGCATGTCCTCAAACTCCTTGATGGTTACCATCTCGCGGACGATGTAGGCCTGCAGGTTGCCAAGGTCTACCTGGAATTTCTTGATGTTTTCGACGTTCATGGGGTTGCTCCGTGGTGGTGTTCGGTTATTTGCAGGCACTATAAATGAAAAAACCGGGCCATGTTGTGACCCGGGTCGCAAAAATGCGAGGCTCCTACACCCCAAGAATAACGGGGGCCTGGCCTGCAGGTGGTGGCAGCTTACCTGCAAGCCGGGCGAGCAGCTGACGGGTGATATAGGCGTCACCGAGGCTGGAGTGGTTGTTGCGGTTGGGGTCGAACCCCTCCCGCACCAGCGCCTCAGAGAGCTTGATGTTCTTCGGCAGCATGCGCCACTCAGCGTAGAGCTTCATCAGGCAATGCACATCGAACAGCTGGCTCAGATCCATGTTGATGCCGTGGGCCTTGGCCGACTGCTTGATCATGCGCACGTCGAAGTCAGCGTTATAGGCGACTATCGGCCGGTCACCCAGCGAGCCGAGCAGGTAGAGGATCTGCTGCGACACCTCGGCGAATGTCGGAGCATTAACCAGCCGGTCTGGTGTGATGCCGTGCACCAGCTCTGCCTCGGGGCTACAGGGCTTGGTGGCCTTGATCAACGAATCGAACAGCACGGCGCCGGTCTTGGCAGACACCAAGGTGATGGCCAGGATTTCGTCGTCCCCTTTGAAGCCGGTGGTTTCTGTGTCCAGCACCACGGCGTCCAGGTAGAATAGCTCGCGGGCGAACGGTATGTGCGGCGGGTAGTCAGCCGCTGGTTTCGTGGTGAAGTCCATGGTCAGTACACCGGATTGGGCAGATAGTCTGCGTTAGGATACTCCAGCATCATCTTGGTGCATGCCTGTGCCAGCTCTGTGTAGCGGTGGCGCTCCTCCAGCAGCAGCTTGTGCAGGTGCTTGAAGGCCTCCTCGCGGTCTTCGGTGCAGAGGCCACGCTGGTTATGGGTTTTCGGGTTGACGGTGAAGCTGCCGCCAAAGCGGTTTACCTTCCAGGTCTTCTCCGTCTTGGAGATTATTGAGTAGCAGCGGATCCCGGGGGTGCCTGTTTCTGGGGCGCTCGGGATAACGACGTAAAGGGTGCTCATGCTAAATCCTCTTCAGGTAGTGGATCGCCAGGTAGGCGGACGTTGGTGCCGCGAGGGTCGCCTGTGATAGATCGGTCGTAGTTGATAACCCCCATGGTCAGCAGCTTGAGGCCAGACCGCCGCACCGACGCGGCGTAGAATCGGGTGATGCGGGTGCGTGGCCAGTCAGTGTAGCCAAAACCATCAATCCAATCGGCCATTGCCATCGCAGCCTCACCAGCCCCCAGCAGCGTGTTTGATCTGGCCTTGGCAGCACAAGCATCACCGGCGTGGCTACACGGGTATTTCATCTTCAGTGACATCATCACCCCCGAGTATCAGTTGCAGCATTTTCCAGTTGTAGCCGGCACAGTAGGCCAACGCCTCCTGGCCCCACGAGGAATAACGCTGTGCGCCATCGCCAAACTGGACAGCGGCGTAGCGCCGACCGTGGAAAACGATGCGCGGCTTAATTGCCTTGTGGAAGTTTTTAGCCTTCAGCTCAAGGTCAGGCAGCTCCTCAAACACAACCATCCATGATGACAACTCACTTCGCTTGAAGCAGTGCTTGACGGTAAGGACGTCGCCCTCACTCTTCAGCAGATTGGCCGCCTTAGACCAGTTGATACCTGCGAGCCTCGGGTTGTTGATCCAGGGGCTGGGGAAATGGGGCGTACTGGGAAAGCAGCTCATGCTCCAGGCCTTTGACTGCAGCTCTCATTTTGACTCCGCCCTTTCATGGTCATGGACAACAGCCATGTACCCGAGGATGTACGAGGCGGAGAAGCTGCCAAGACGCGGCCGGAGGGTAGTGCTTGCCTCCAGGGTGCCGTAGCGGGCAATCATCGTCTCGGCCGCGGTCTCCCCGGCAACAAACTCCTCGTCGTAGTTCATGACGAAATAGAGGGTGCGCAGCTCGGTATTGAGCCCTGACTGCACGATGGCCAACGGCGCGTTAATCTGCATATCTGCAGGCGGCGCCTTGTAACGATCATCGCGGCGAATGGCGTGCATCCGGTCGCGGATTGCTTCTTCGCTCAGGCGCATGACTGGTCAACCTCGTTCTTGAATGGGCGGGCGTAGTAGCTGCGCAGGAAGGGGCAGTCAAGGGCAGTTTGCCAGCCGATCTTGAAGGCCTCGTCGTGGTCTTTCAGATCAGCGCGGGCTGCCGCCTTTTCGCCGTACTGGTCGATAAGCTCGAAACATGCACGGGCACCCTCTACTACGGTGGGCTTGCTGCCTAGCAGCAGGAGGCGATAGGCACGAACCTGAGCTTTCATCCCGGCTACCCGAGCGGTGTAGACACCGAACTCGTTGTTGATATCACCCTGGTCCTCCAGGCGCTTCAATTCAGCCTGAAAGGTCTCGTACAGATCGAGGATATGTTTTTCAGTGGCGTACATAATCTGGGTTTGCATACGAAGGCTCCTTCTGATGAATAGGGCCAGCTTGCCACAACCGGCCCCACTTTACTGTGACCGGGGTCTCAATCCTGATCACCAACCTTCTTGCCGGGCACAGTGCCGATGTCCTTGCCGGTACCCTCGTCCACCAGATGCTGGGGGACATGCGGGGACCAGTCTTTGCCTGGCTCATAGCCGGTCAACTGAGGCATCGGCTCAATCTGTCTGGTTTGCGTCATGGGCTGATCCCCTTGTCTTTGCCCCAGGCCTCTACCAGCGTCTCCCAGCCCCACAGGCATAGGCCGCCAATAAGCAGGACTATGGAGGTTGGCGCGAACACGGTGAAGGCTACGCCGCGGCAGAAGCCATCAAGGTGCGGGTGCGTGTCACCGAGCCACCACCAGTAAAAGGCACATGCGGCCAGCAGGTAGAGCACAACCAGCACCCAGTGCAGGTTGAGGTAGTTCCACAGGTCAGCCATGGCTGATACTCCAGCTGAGAACCAGGAGGGTGGCACTGCAGATCCACACGGAGTAAAGCACCCAAGGCTTCACTCGATCAGGATGGGCCGATGTATTACGGTCTTCCACATAGCACATCAGGCCACCGATGCACGACATCAGGGTGAACACCTTCAGCATCGTCGCGTCAGTCTCAAGCACTGCCATCGTGATCCCCGTGACCATAAGGTAGACGAGAATCAGGACGTGCAGGTGCTTGGTCCGGACTTGGCGAGCGAAGAAACCAAAGTACCAGCCGACACCGGGGCTGTACCAGCGTTCCACCTTGCTTGAGTTGAGCAGTTTGCTCCCCAGCGCCATCACCACGATGGAAACCAGCAAGCCTGCAACTGCCAAGAGGAAAACCAGGGTAAATGTAGTCATTTTTTGCCTCCTTGGGCACGTTTTTTGAGGGCCTGCTTTACTGTCAGGCCGGTATCCACTTCCACCGGGTCAGGGCGGCCAAACTCCCGCTTGGTGGCTGCACAGGCCTTACTGCAAGACCTGCCCCAGCCACGCTCAAGGTCAGCCACCCTGGCATGGTACTTTGTGCCGCAATGGCACTGCAGCCACAGCTTGGCGCCACGGGTAGGTGCCGGCGGCGCGGTTCTTACTTTCCTGATTTCAGCAGGGCGCCGATCCAGCTCTTCGGTGAGCAGGTCCACCCAGTCACCCCACATGTCCATGTCCTCCTCAAAGCCAGCGCAGACCTGCATGCGCTTGGCTACTCGGATTGCATTGGTGAGGTGTCTGGTTGACATGCCCTTGACATTCACCGTGCCGTCCTGGGCCGGCCAATCACCGAAGGCCAGACCTTCCGCGAAAGGGCTATATTCCAGGTCGTAAGCACCGCAGCTTTCTGCACCTTGTCCCATGGCCTACCCCTTAGAGCTTGCAGCTATCGCCGCAATCATCAGCACCAGCCTCGCCACCATCAACAGCCGGCGGGGCAGCAATCGTAGCCTCGGCCTTTGCCAGCGCGTCCTCGAAATCGGCGTCGCTGAACGCAGCGAGTTCATCAATCTCACCCTGCGCCGCAGCTATGGCACCGGCATGCACCGAGGCGTCGATGTACTCGACACTGGCAAGCATGAAGGCCGCTGCTCGCAGCAGGTTCTCGCGGGGGCTGCGGGGCTTGAAGGTTTCAGGCGCCCATGGCCACATGGCCCAGACGTCGTGGTCTGCCGGATTGCCCACCGCACCCTCCATGGCGTTGGCACTATAGGCGATACCAGCCATGATCAGGTGCTCGATGCTGTTGTTTTGCAGGTCACCATCCAGGCTGTACTTGGTGCGCTGGTGGTGGAAGGCTGCCACTGCGGCCATAACCGCGGGGCTGCGATAGAGCGTGGTGTGGCCATGGAACCACCCGGCGTCAGGCTGACAGGCGGAGATCAGGTCTTCCGGATCACACCCGTGGATCTGGGCCAGGCGGTTGATCACGTCATAGGGGTCGGCGCCAAAGTTCTCACAGGCCTTGGCCGTGGTGCAGCGCCGGCTATGGACGGTGGAGGGCGAGGTACACCCAGGCGTGGTGCACGGCACGGGGGCCATGGTAGGTTCGTTCATGTTTTCCTCACTTGGTTGCAGTTCAGCCATGATGGCCAAGCACTCTTTCACGATTCGGCGGGTGTCGTCACGGCATTCCATACCGACACCACAGCAGGTGATCAAAGCCTTGTCCACCTGGCCGAGTCTCTTCTGCAACCCAGCCAGCAGGTCAGCCGGCAGGGCATTTTTCAGGGTAGGCATCTTGCTACTCTTGCTTGACGATGGCCACCTGGTTCTCGTGCAGGCTCTGTGCTGCGGCAGCTGCAAACCCGAAGCACAGCATCGCCTCACCTTGCACATTGGCAGCCCCGCTGACGATGGCATTGTAGGAGGTTTGTGCCCGCATCTGGGCCAGGTCTTCATCGATCCCCAGCAGCGCGGCGTTGTAAAAATTCTGTGCCGCCGACATGGCGCCATCAGCGGAGGCTGCATCCAGCTCGGCAACACCGGAGTAGACACCCGCACAAGAGGCATAGACCTCCGCCATGGCAGTGTCGATGACACCCTCAGTCTCGGGTTGCGGATTGGCCATGGCGCAGGCGCTGGATGTCAGGGTAATCAGGCTGAACAGAAAAGCGGCGATGTACTTTTTCATGGTGGTGTCTCTCTTGTTGGTGGTTGCTATCGAATCAGCTTCGACAGGGAGACTGTAAAATATCTAGTGTTTTGATTCTGTGAGGTACGTCTCAGAACAGAAAAGTGGGTTGTGAGATAGTTCAGTTCTCCAATCGATTCGATAGGAATACCGAAATGTTCAAGAGCTACATCAGATCCAAACACAAAAACCTGCCGATCGGTTTAAAGGTGACCCATGTGACCTGGATAGCCCCCAGCATGAAGAACGAGGTGACCGTGGTGCTCAGCCATGGGGGTTCTCGGGCTGGTTACGGCGAAGGCCATAAAGAGCTGCATGCTCTCACCTACACGGCTACTGTCACCGGCGCAAACAGCGGGCGGACCCTGGACGCTGCCCAGAATGAGCTGCTGATGCCGCAGGCACAGGCCAATGCCCAGCTGTGGAAATTCATTCGGGACTGTGAGCGACACCCTAGCACCGAAAGCCTTACCATCGAGCTGTACGGCCGTCCATATGCCCTGCCTTTCTTCTACGTGCTGGAGCCGGCAGACCTGCAGGTTGGCGACGTCATCCAGCTGCGCAAGGGTGCACGGTACCGCATCAACTCCATGGATCCTGATGGATGGCGCGTGACCTGGTACGCCTCTGCCAAGGATGTGCGGGAGGCCAGCAAATACCCCCAGCCATTCAAGACTGAAGCACCGCATTTCATCGCAAACCCGGGCCAGATGCTCCGTGCCACGATGGCCAAGCGCGTCATCAAAGCCCACATCGCAGGAGAAGACACCAATGATCAAGAGCACCTTTATTCGCATGGAGATGGAGACTGTCGATGCGATAGCCGATATGGATGCAGAATTGGCCCAATTGCTTATTGAGCACAACGCCTTGGTAGCCAAGCTGTCGGTGAAGATGGCAAAGCTGGCAGACCAGCAGCGCGGGGAAGCCGATCTGTTCAAGGCTGTTACCGATCTAACCGCACGGGCAGTGCTGGCACAAGCGTTATTCCGCGCCCGCGGTAGCGCCAGCGCAGCGGCTCGGCGCCTTGGCATGAATCGCGGCACCTTTCGCCGCTGGGCCAAGGAGCTGGGGTTGCACAAAGCCAATGACGCCGGTTGCCGGCTGTAGGAGATTATCGTGAGCAAGACTAAAAAGATCCGCCGACTGCGCAAGCAGCTGGATCAGCAGAACAGCGCAGCCGAGCTGCAGGCCATGCAAGACCAGCTGGATCATCTGAACGCCCAGCGCGAGCGCGAGCAAGCTGTATTGGAGCAGGCCAGCAAGGCTATTGATGACCTGGAACTCAACCGCATGCACTGGCGGTCTTTGGCCGATGTGTTCATTCGCACCTTGGGGCGCAATCACATGTTTAGCCGAATGGCTATTGTGGCCGGGGGCGATGTCTATCAGGAGCGACAACCCTACCACGTGGGCAACCAGGTGCATTACCAAGCGGTTCCCTCACCTGTACCTGGTAATTACCGCTGCGCCCCTGATGCGGCAACAGCCCGCTATCGGGAACTGGAGCACTGCGGGATGCAGGTGGTCACCATGACCATGAGAAAGGACGCACAACTGTTCAAACCGGGGCACGAGTTCTTGCAGCGGGTTACTCTGGGTGACCGCTCCTTCGGCTTTGCCATCAACGTGACGCAAGCCGCGCTGATACCGAGATCCGTGCTGGAGAAAGAGGTGATAGACTACGCGCTGAGAGCTTTTGACGAGTTGCTTCAGGTGGCCCAACAGGACATTGAAGCTGGTTATGGTAAAGCACGACGGTGATCTGGGGGATCAATGAGCAATTGGAAACGGGCGTATCTCCGGATGCGGAACAGAGCGACCATGGTGATGCTGGCTAAAGGCATGACCTCACTGGAGCTTTACGAGGTTTGCACAAAAGAAGAAGACCCGCTGACCTTCATTCAGCGGTTGCCTGATGGGAGTGAGCGGGAAACCTCCGGGCTCCAGCTCTACCAGCAGTTTGTTTACCTCACGTTGGATGCGGCGCAGTCGTAGGCATAGGGGGAGAGGTATCGGTGGCCCTTCGGGGCCATTTTTGTTTCTGTGAAGTGGCGCACAGTATCGACTGACAATCGGTGCTACAGTCACCACACACTCAGAAGGAGAGCGTTATGAAGCAATCAGTGGCTGGTAAGGTGTTCGTCGTTACGGGGGCCATCGGCACCATGCGCCGGATGCAAATCAAGGCCTTTGTTAATCGTCAAGGTGGCCGAGTCTGCGGTGCGGTGATGCCGGAAACCGATTACTTGATCACCGCCGGTAGCGATAGCACTGCCAAGCGCAAACGCGCCGAGGAGCTGGGTATCCAGATCATCAGCATTGATCAGTTCGTGACGGGGTTTCTGCCGGATGGTTTCATCCAGCTGTGTCCTCGTATGGACTTCATCAACGACGCGCTGGTGCGTGCTGGGTTCCCGGCCTACGGTAATGCCGAGCTGGCGTTCAAGGCGTTAGCAGAAGCCGCCAAAGACACGGAGCGTCGCCTGCAAATTCTGATAGAGGCCATGAAACAACTGGGGGACATTCACGATGGCGAGTACTGAGTTCAAGGAAATGCTGGCGCTGCTTTTTCAGACCTGGCCGCTCAGCGAGTACATCATCTGCGTGGCGTGGTTCACCTTGGTGGTGCTGATTGTGGCGCCGGCACGGTACAACCACCGGATCCGCGGCATAGTCCAGGGTGGTGCCTTCAACAAACTCAGCATCACCGGCGACATGCTGCAGGAGATTGCGAAACACCGCCCAGCGATGCTTTGGCTGACCTGGGGGAGCGTCCTGCAGCTGGCGGTGGTTGGCATCGTGTACCAGGTTGTTGGGTGGCTAAACCCGAACCTCCCCATGCTGCTGATGCACGCCTGCTGGCTGGGGCTGGCTGTGTTCGAGCTGATCTGGGGCACTGAGCCACCGTCCAAATGGGCCAAGATTTACACCGGGGTCGTTATCCTTTACCTAGCGAACGGCGAAGCACTTATCAAACTGTTTGGAGTTGACCAATGAGCGAACGTGTGAAAAACCTGCTGGAGGCAATGCTTGCCTGCACTGACGCACCCGAGCGTGACAGCGCCGGTTACTACACCAACCCGGCATTTTACGACTACCTGGACAACCGCGAGCCGACCCTGGACCAGGTGATTGCCGAACTGGCCCAGGTAGACGGCGAAGTCTACACCCAGATGATGCAGGACGACGAGGATGTCGAGATTCCGGAGATCGATTTCTCCTTCTACGACGAAGCTGTCAAAACCTGGCAGCCGAAGCCGCCGCCTATCGGTGAAGGCTGGGTACTGGTGTCGATCCATGACACCGAGAGCGACGGCCCTATGGCCTTGTGGGTTAGCCGCAAGCGTGACAATTACAAGCTGAACGGGGGTTGGTGATGTCTATCGTCGATCATGGGATTGGCCGGGAATATGGCGGCCTTCGTTACCCTGCCCTGGCCACTGCCGGCAAGGTGTTCATCGTAGCTCTCGGGGCACCTGGCAAGATTGCCTACGTGGACACCGGCCCTGCGGAGGCCGGCCCATCGCACATTTCCGTGTTTATCCCTGACACAGAGCAGCCGACAGGGCGGTGGCTTGACCTCCAGGAGGACCAGGTATATGTCAGCGTGGAGGCGGCGCTGCGTGCTGCTCAGGCTCAGGTGCAAAGCCTGTACCTCGAAGCTGAGCGGATCCTGGCCAGCCAGAAGCGGACACGGGCAGAACTGGAAGATCGCCTAGCCACCCTCGATAAGGAGATCAACGCACAGGACGTGGTTTGTGGTGGCCTCACCGAGCAGATAAAAAATATCGGGCTGGACGTGGCGCTGTATCGGCAGGCTGTGGAGCAAGCCAGCTGCAATGGCGAGAAGCCATGGCCACCTGGCCTGGTGACTGAAGCCGCCGGTGACGGCGTAGAGCTGGCATAACTGCAGGAGGTTGCCATGAGCATAGGCGTTATCATCTTCTGCCCGGGGTGCAAGTTTGCCTGCTTTCCGCTGAAGGCAGAGCGTGTGCACGAAGGGCAGCACACCTGCCGCGGGTGCGGTGCCGTGGCTACCTTCCTGGAGGTGCGGCGCATCTACCCTAAACCAGAAGCTGTGCGTTTTGATATAGTGTGGGAGCTGCCACCACCGCTTGACTAGAGTTTAGCGTGCTGGTCAGTATGGTGGCTATGATAGCAACTTAACAACGAGGATTCACATTATGAGTAATTATCAACAGGTAGGGCCTACCGTGGTACCATTCACCTCTGATGGTGAGTTTATCACCATCCCTGTGCAAAAGGAGTACCCACATAACTTCATCGGGGTGGTATTTTGCAACGCTGCTGGTGAGTTGGTAGCGGCTCCTGCCGGGTTGAAGGCTAAGGTGTCCGGGGAGACGGTAAACACCCCTGGGTTTTACCAGGATCTGGCAATTAACACGATTGATCTTACAGCCCCGGTAACGCTGTCTGCTGAGGCCAATCTGGTTAAGCTGCGGATTCAAACACAAGGCGTTACTGCGCCAGGGCACCTGAAGATTTTGGTTACCCAGAATCTTGCATAACTGTGGCGCCGGTCACAACACGGTACACACGGACGTGATACCTTCTACCTATCGAAATGCCAACGGGAAAGCCATCATGTCAATCAACTACACCAAGCCGCCAATTCCACCACACTTCTACTTTGACAGCCTGGGATCCCATCCAAGGATGCACCACATTGACACAGTTAAGGCCCTCAAGATTGCTGAAATCTACGGCATGGGCGCATTGCGCCGGGCCATGATGCGCGACTTGATGGGGTACCACCCGTTGCAGCTGCGAACCTCAGTGGTGGAGATCCACCGCACCATTCATGGCAACACCGACAACATCCACAAGATTGTTGGCGAGATCCCCTTCGCGTTCCCGCCGCACTTCTGCCTACCAGACCACAAGCCCACGCTGCTGAAGTGGGTTGCACCGAAACCGTCAGAGGGTCGGCAGGTTATCGGTGGCGCTCGACCAGGAAAGAACTCGCATTTTCTAATGTCTGCCTTGTACCAGCGCGGCCTCAACTATGAGGATCTGGAAAAGCGGGCCACCGCGCTCAGCACAAAGTTTGACCGCAGGATCGGTGACCGCGGGTTGTATGATGCCATGGATTTGGTGTTGTCCGACGAAAAACACATTTACCCTGGCACAGTTACGGGTAGAATCTCTATGAAACACTCCAACTTTGAATGCCCTGCCTGGGGCTCAGATTTACCCACGCAAGAGGAGGTGATCCACCCTAAGCCCTAAAACCAGGTGCGCCTGGTTTAGTAAAGAGGTCGGGACTATCTCCGCACGGCCGGCAGCCGCCTGGTAGCTCTACCGTGAAGGTAGGTAAGCCAACTTTTCTAGGCCCTACCAAGGGCCTTCTTTTTACGACAAAGTTCTGATGCCTCCTGGAGGTTTCTATGTTATCCCCAGCCTATGGGCGTAAAGTTGAACAGCCGACCCAAACTATAGCGCCACCGGTAGTAAGGCCTACACCATTGGTGCGTTACCGGCCAACTGATGTCGTGGCTGGTAGAATCGTGCGGTGCAGCGGGCTGCTAACTGCGCACCCTGCTGCGGCAATGGATACCACCAAGTTGGAGGTTAGATCTGAGGGGCCTGGACCTGGCTTGCCAAAGTGCTGGCACAGCAAGTCAACTACCTCCATCACGCTACCATCCATAACAGGTTCGGTGTGGTCGCCGTCAAGACAAAACAACACGTTGTCCTTATCTCTATGGTTCCGCACGAACATGGTAAACCCCGGGGCTGCGCATTGCGGTTTTGCTGGGCAAGGCGCGTCTGGTAAATCATGGTATGTTCGGGTTGACAAGGATTCTGGTAAACTGTGCATAGGCCAAACCACGTCGGCCGGCGTAGATGCTAGGCTCTATACCTCGGCTGGTAAAATGAACGACAACGTGTGGCGACATCTATACGTTTACATGGCAGATAATCGGCTTGAGGTTTATATCAACGCAGAGCTGGTGCACACTGATACCGCCACCATAAGCACCTGGAACAAGACCAGTACAGCAGCCGTTGGTTGCGGTGGGGTACCGAGCGACTATGGGATGACCAATGGGCAGCTTGGCGCCATTGAGTTGTTTTTTGCCAAGCTGACGCAGGCAGAGGTAAGCCTTCTATACGACGAACGGTTGTGACACTTTCACTTAGAGGTAACAAGCTATGATTAACCCGGCATACAGTGGATCTCAATCGGGCGGTTCTTCCGGAGCAGGCGGGGCGGTGCCCAAGGTTGGCGATATTGTCACCACGTTTGCAACTGAATTGGTTGCAGGGGGCGCCACCGCGAAGCTGACGCCACTGGCGGCACTGGCTAACACTATTGTAGCAAAGAACGTCAACGAAGCTCTCTACGACGTGATCCCTTACCCCAGCACCATGCTCGTACCTTCTGCTGTTGGTGGGGGCGCGGTGGATGTCACCGTGGGACTGGAAACATTCCAGGTGGTAGACACCTACGGGTCGATGGCGCCGGCCTATCTAAACAAATTAACCAGCAAGGCTGGTAAATGCGTTCTGGTTGGCGACTAGATCAGATTGACCCCGGATGCAAGCATGGCTGCTGTTGCTTGCGTTGATTTTGCCAGAACTGGTGCGGTGATGACTTGCACCAATGATAGCTCCTGGCCAAGAAAAACTTTTGGCTTCACTTCAGGGAATAACGTTGCAGGTGAGGATATGGTGTTTTCCTTAACCGTACCAGCTGACCCATCAGGTGGGGTGGTGTCCACTGTGATAGCCACCAACGGTGGTGTTGGTGACGACCCTACCTCAGTGGAGATCCTCCTTGGTTGGTATTGCAGTAACGGATCTAAAGTGGCGTGGCTTGCACGCGACAGATTCTCAAAAAACTTGATACTGCACTACAGGGATACTGCCAACGGGGCAATGCGCCGGATTCTCCTTCTGGATGTTATCCCTTGGTCGGCAGTTAATGAAGTCACAAATGGGCATACTTCGCTGGCCATGGCAATGAGCACTGACAGTGTTTATATCGTGGTTATTGGTTACGGGTTGATTCGCCTGCGCATTTCATACCTTCTTGGGTTTTCCGCGACTGATATCGTGGCTGCGCCAGCAGGTGACCCAGAGTTCAACCCAGTGACATTACCGTTCCTTGGTAACTACACTGGCGAGGGCTCAACACCACCACCGTCGATTTTCGGGATGGGTATTGACGGGTATACCAATGAGCTGATGATCGTAACAGCTGCTGGCTTCCACCGCTGTCGGGTTTGGGATTATGCTCAACCGTCGAAATATGCAACAGCCCCGTACCCCGACCTGGAGCTGTTGTTGCCTTGGGGTGCTACGCCTAAGTGGATCACCTCACGCGGTTGTGTGATTGCCTTGCAGGATCGGGTGCTTTACGCGGCATACCCTCTCAAACCTGACGAGGCCCCCATAATTTCCGAGATTTTCCCTGCGGGGTTTTCTGCTCTGCAAGGGATCTGCGTCTCCAGGACTTATGGATCAGATCCATGGGAGGGGGTGCTTGGCTACGCCAAAGTTACCGGTGGGGACTATGGCTTATTTGCTGTTGGGTATTTGGGGGGTAATACCAAACCGTTCCCAGTAGTAACTGGGCTGCAGCCGTTCGACAAGATTGTTACCAGCGTATCAACGCAATAACCATGTAAAATGTACTAAGGTAGGACCTTTATGAAAATACAACCGTGGCCTGCGGTGCCCAGCGCCTCCACCTGATACCGCCGAAAGACCAACAGGGTGACCCCGCAGCATGGGACGCTTTTCATCAGGCTTGCGACGGCGATACGCCTATCCAGGACGTGATTGACATGCTGCAGGCGTTAACCCACAAATACCGGCTGTGCTGGGTAACCTACCGCGGCGAGAGTACCCGGCAGAAGACCGTAGACTTTCTGGTTGCGCAAGGGTTTGACGTCCCGCAGGAGCAGGATCTGATCATGCGCCAGGACGCGCACGGCCCGAACGCTGGCTTCTTCAAGCTGGACGCTATCAAGGCGTGGGAGAACGCCACCGGCTGCAAGATTGCGTTCGCTATTGAAGACTCGGCCGACGTTATCGATGTGCTCCGGCAGCACAACATCCCCACCTATCAGGTGCGGGACTGGAAAAAGCCGATGCCGTGCGAGGCAGTGGAGCTGCCGCAGATGGTGAAAGAGACCGTGAAGGTTTTCCATGACAAGCAGGATCGCCGCGTGCCGGTGCGCACTGCTCAACACATCGGGGTGCAGCTGAGAATCCCACTGGATGGCCAGGATTACGCCCTGGTGCTCAGCGACGATGTGGTCGGGCCGTTTGATCTGCGGTTGGATGGGCCAGGCCAGCTTCTGCGCTTCGAGTCTGCACTGGAGCGCAAGGTTGGTGGTGTGAAAATGGTCCACCCTCACCTGGCCGCCCAGCTGTCGGCCAGCCCTGAGAATCTGATCGCAATAGGGGTGCTGCACGTGGAGGGCCTGCCGGGTAGCCTCTACGATGTGATGACGCCAAAGGATATCGTGGTTTACGTTTAACCGGCAGCAGCTGGTTTCTAAGGGGCTTCGGCCCCTTTTCTTTTTTTGTGACCAACGGCACAGACACCACACCGCAATGGTGCTAATTTTCTGGCATCACAAACAGGAGGTCACATGGGACGAAGAGTTGGTAATGCCAAGCAGCCTTGTGAGTTGCTGGCCGAGTTTCTGGTTGGTCGTGGGAAGGTGACCTGTGCTGATCTGGTTGCTCTTGGGGCGCACGAGACCTGCGGGTACACCAGCAGAAAGAACAACATCACGCAAGCCCTTCGTGTCGGGCTCTCGCTGCTGGTGGCTGAGCGGGTCGTGCTCTCTGCAAACGACGGTGTTGCTGAGCAGCCTGTGGCCGACACCAGCAACCTGTGGCGGCGCAAGTGCATGACCTACCAGCTCAACCCTGCACTGGCCGGCTACACCGATGGCCGCCTGATGCGCGAGGCAATGGCAGCCGGGCTGGTGACCAAGGCGGATACGCAGGCCGATAACAAAAAGGCCCCTGCCGGGTGGAGCCAGATGTTCAAGGTGGCCATGACCAGCAAGGACGCAGACCTGGCCAGGATTGGTAAGCATTACGCCGTGGAAAACGATTGAGTACCATTCTAGTCTTGATCAGGGTAACCTACGGATCGTCAGCAATACTGCGGCCTCCGGAGGTGTGCAATGGGTTCCCCGAACAAGATTGACGACGAGCAGTTCAAGCAGCTGCTGATGGAAAAGAAAACCATGGCGGAGATCGCCAAGATCTTTGGTTGCTCAGAGCGGCGCCTCTATATCAGAAAGTCGCACCTCACTCGATCTGGGTGGGCGCCGGAGCATGGCCTGACCACCCAGTATGACCTCGGGTTCATGCTGGGGAAGGTGACCATCCAGCGCGATGCCGAGGGTAACGTTGAGCGTACCTGGGAACGGATGGTGCAGGACAACGACAAGTTCAGCCAGTTGCTTGCCGAGAGCATGCAGGCCATGGTTGAGGACTTGCCCAGGTTCAAGCCGGTTCCGGCCACCCTTGGGGCTGCAGCTGACCTGATGACGGTGATCCCGCTGGGTGACCCGCATATCGGCATGCTCTCGTGGGGCGAGGAAACGGGGCAGGACTGGGATCTGAAGATTGCAGAGCGGTATTTCTGCAAGGCATTTTCAGAGATCGTGATGTCGGCGCCGCGTTCAAAGGAGTGCGTCATCCTCAACCTTGGGGACTTCTTCCACTCTGACAACATGGAAGGCCTCACATCCAGATCCAAGCACGCGCTCGATATGGACAGCCGCTACGGCAAGATGATCCGGGTTGGGGTGAAGATTATCCGCCAGATGATTGAGTCTGGTTTGCGGCACCATGACGTGGTTCGCGTGGTGAACTGCATTGGCAACCATGATGACATCGGCAGCCAGTGGCTAAACGTCCTGCTGCACCATGCCTATGAGAACGAGCCTCGGGTGATCATTGACCGCACCGTTGGCCCGTTCAACTACGTGGTGTGGGGCGACGTGTTGTGGGGTGCACACCACGGGCACAGCTGCAAGGCCAGCCAGCTCGCCGGCGCGATGGCTTGCGATATGGCGAAGGAGTGGGGCAAGGCCAAGTGGCGCTACTGGTACACCGGCCACATCCACAACGACTCAGCCAAGGAGTTTCCGGGGGTGAAGTGGGAGAGCTTCCGAACCCTCGCAGCCAAGGACGCCTATGCCACCTGGGGTGGGTACCGAGCTGGGCAGGACATCAAGGCTATCGTTCTCCACCGGAAGCGCGGCGAGATTGCGCGGTTCCAGTTCAACATCCAACACCTCAAAGAGGCGACGGGGTATTACCTATGAGAATCCTGATTCTTGGCCACGGGGAGCACGGCAAGGACGCTGCTGCAGAAATCCTCACCAAGCTGACCGGCCTGCCGGCCATCGCCAGCTCGCGCTTTGCCTGCCAGCATTTCCTTCGCAAAAAGCTGGAAACCTACGGGCTGCATTACCCCAGCCTGGAGGCCTGCTACGAAGACCGCCGAAATCACCGTGAGCTGTGGAAGGCCTTGATCTGCAGTTACGTGCGGGAGGATAAGACCCGTCTGGCCGTAGAGCTGACCGCAGAGTACCCCATCTATGTCGGGATGCGTGACATTGAGGAGTTTGATGCCACGGAGGATCTGTTTGATCACATCCTCTACGTGGTGGCGCCTCAGCGGGTACCACGGGTAGACCCCACCATGGAAATACCGGTGGAGCGGGCTTCCATCATCATTGACAACAACGGCACACTGGCTGACCTGGAGGAGCTGCTTGGGCGCTTTGTCCGAGATTTCGACCTGGCCAAATAAGGTTTCCTCTTTGTGATCGAGCCCCCAGTTTCGGGGGCTTTTTTATTGATCAGTTTTTTCAACAACAAGCAGCGTTTCCCCAAGGTGGCTGCGGTTCTCCTGCACAACGAGCTGGCGCCGACCACTCGAAGTGACCAGGACTACCTCCGCTGGGCCTTGACCACACTGCCGAATGGTTGCCTTGATGGGCGTAACCCGCTCTACGTGATAAGCGGTGAGTTCCTGAGCGGTAGCAATCGCATGGCAATCTGCAACGCCATGGAGACCCTGGGGTACCGCCGCGCCAAGCAGCTCAATCGGAATGTGCGCGTGGTCATCTACAGCTCCAGCCCCACTGCAGAGTTGGGTAACAAGCTGGACGAGGCCGCCGAGATGCAAATCCCAATCCAGATGAATGAGGCGGCTGCCTGCGCAGTGCTCGGGGTGCCCTTCTCTGCCCCAGCCAAGCCGGTGGCCCAGGACCATGGGCGCAAGCGTGGTAAGAGCAGCCGGGCTGCCATGGGTTACCTTCTGGAAGCCTGGTGCAATGAGGGTCGCGTGGTTCACATCACTGATCACTTCCCCACCCCTGCTGCTGACCGGATGTGTGCTGGCATCGTCCAGGACATGATCTCCACCCTCAACCTCAAGGGGTTCGTGGTCGACAGCATAGCGAAAACGGTGGTGTTCAATGGCTACTAAACTGGCTGTCGGGGATCGAGTGTTCATCCAACCCGATCACCGTAGTGACATGAAGGGTTGTATCGGCACGGTAGTACGATCTGCTGCTGGGTCCACAGAGGAGATGCCAGCCTGGGCGCTCGCCATCCCCGCCAAGGGGCTTGACGCGTTCATCGTGTTTGAGAAGTACCTGGTGCCTGTCCCGTTCCTCGACAATGGCGACCCGGCCTACAGCATTATCGGGGCAAATAGCCCGTTCGTGATGAAGGTGCGCACGCATGCTGGCAGCCCGCGGCACATCACCAGTATCAAGAAGATGACGGTGCTGGCGGTGTGCCCGCACCAGAGCGATTACCGGCGCGACACCATCCTCGTGAAAGCCTGGGGATGGCACAGCGACCTTGAGTTCCAACGCTGGGAACTTGAACCAGCAAACTGAGACGGAGAAACCATGAAGATTTCAATGGGCAAGCATTTTGAAGTTCCGAAGGCAGCTGTGCTGGAGGCCATCTGGTACAAACGTGATCAGATCCATGACGCGGCATGGTTGGCCGGTATCCCAGGGCGAAAGGTGCCTGCGAGCGCGTTGATCCGCAACGCTGGGCCTACAGGATTCTGGTTGGTGATGGCGCACCTGATGCGCTGCACCTCGGTCGGCAAGGAGCTGGCGTCGCATCTACACGCCAGCATGGTGGGGCACACCGAGGAACTGCTGCAGGAGATTAAGGCAGATCTGTTCCCGGGGGACGACAGCCGTGACATCACTGAAAAGGAAATAGAGCGGCTGGTTACCGGGGCCGACCCGTTGACCCTGAACTCCCTGGTGTGCCTGCTGCACTTGACCCGTGCCCAGCATTACCTGCAGGTGCCTAACCACATGGGTTACAAGGCTGCTGCGCAGGCTGCTAAGGCCTTGGCCCTTTGCTGGGGGAGCAACGAACTGGCCTACCGGATGTACGCCTCGCCGGTAATCTGCAACCCCGAGCACAAGTACGTAATCCACACCCTGGAGATTGTTGCTTAAATCTGCGGGGTAGCTCACAGCAATGCGCCGCGGTAATGGGTAGTATCTATTCATCAACAAGAGGAGACGCGACATGTTAGAGAAAAGCATTCTGGCCATAGTGCTTGGCTATGTGGTGTTGACTTTCAGCGGCAATGCCGACGCCAGCCAGAACACCCACTGCCGATACCGGCGTGCGCAGCAAAACGGTAGTGAGCAGCGCCGGCAGCAACTCCACCTGGGTGATTACCACTGACAGTACAGGGTATCGCACCAAGGAGCTGAAGGTGGTCTCGGGTCGCGTCTCAGTAGTTTCAGGGTCTGACAACAATGGCGGCCGGTGGTCGAGCACCACGATAGCCACCGGCATCGATATTTCCGATACTGTCAGCATCGCCGATACAACCGGCATCGCTGATGAAATGTCCATCCAACGATAAAGAGAGACAAGATGAATTTGCCACCGCACAAGATTATTTTTAAGGACGAGCGCAGTATCCTGGTCGAGTTTGAGATTGGCGATGGCCTCAAGCCGCTTCGCCAGCTCTACACCAACGAGGAGCATGCTACCATGCAGGAGCTGGAAGTTGATGCGCACCTCCTCCTTAACGAGGTTGGTGACGTGACCGGTGTGGTGCCGCATGACCTGCTGGAGATGCACGGCGGACTCGAAAACTACAAAGAGTTCATCGCCGAGCAGATCGGGGCGACTGTGGTGCCTTGCGTAATCGTACCTTGGGGGTATTCACATGTTGATGGATCTGCTTAACCTGCTGCTCGATATCGTCAAGGGTTACTTGACGGTTGGCCTGCTGCTGGCGATTGGTGTGTGCTGCCGCTGGCTCTACAGCGAACGCAAGCACTACGGCAGCATGGAGAACGTTAACTGGCTCCTGCTGATGGGCTGTGGCTTTGGCCTCTTGGTGTTCTGGCTGCCGGTGGCTGCGAGTATCGGGGACTTCCTTTACCGGCGTCACCTGAACAGGGTGGCCCGCAAGAAGCAGGCGGAGAAGCCGGTGATGCGCATGTCACCTGGCCCGGCTCTGCGGAAGCACCACAGCCAGATCCTGCGAGAAACCCTACCGGTTGACGAGCACGAGGAGAGCGGCGGGGTATGATCCAGATCGGTCAATCCGGCGTCCAGCTTAAAACCAGCAGCCGCATTGCAGAGGCCATCGCGTTCGACCTAATGGCGTGGTGGCATCTGCGCAGCCGCTCGGTGAAGTGGATAGTGCCGAACATCTACGTGTTGAACTGGTTTGAGGCTGATGTGTGCGCCATCAGGACACCTGGCCTTATCGACGAGTTCGAGATCAAGATCAGCAGATCTGACTTTCTCGCCGACGCCAAGAAGCGGGATAAGTTCGGGGACAATCGAAAGACCAAGCACGAGCGCCTTGCAGCTGGGGTGGACGAGCACCCTCTTGCAGCCTTCTGGTTTGTAACGCCGCCGGGGATAATCAAGCCAGGCGAGCTGCCAGAGTTCGCTGGCCACATTGAGGTTGAGTTCCCCAGACCTGGTGAAAAGGTTCGCTGCCTCTTGAGCCATAAGATGAAAGTCGACATGGCCTCCTTCACCATTGTGAAGCATGCCCCAAAGCTGCGTAGGCAATCAGATGAAGCAGGCGTCGCAGCCGTAAACTCCGCACTCGCCATCATGGCCTATCGATATCTTGACCAGTTGAAGAAAGGCTACCACCTGCACAAGCCGGTGAGTCGCTACACCGAGGAGTGATCGCATGTGGTGCCCTATCGACAAAGAGAGCAACGTTGAACGGCTGGCGCGGTGGGCCTTGGCCAAAGGTGACTGGGTGTGCTCTGGTGATGTGCCTGCTGAGTTTGGCAAGACTGCAAGGCTTCGAGCCTGCGCATTCAATAACCTTTGCCGAAATAAGCGTTTCGTGAAAGAGGTTGAGATTCGTGACTCAGTGGTGGTTCGTGGGGCCAGGAACACCAGGGTGAAGTCGAAGTTTGTTAAGGTGACGCAGGTCAACGATCGGCGAGACATCCCACGACCTATCATGGGGGTCAATGCGAAGACGGGGCAGGTGGCGGAGTTCGCCAGCCTGCATGAGGTTGAGAAGAAAGGTGGTTTCGATCTACCAGATGTGAGGCTTGCGCTTTCAGGATTGTCTAGGGTTCAAGGCAATGGCTTCTCTCGTGATAAGCACCCTGACAAGGTGATGCCCTGTTACAGCCAGGGCTACATCTGGCTCGACCTGACTAAAATAACACCATAGGCCGCTACCCGCGGCCTTTTCTTTGCCTGCTGTCCGGCGGTACACTACCCAAGCACAAACATCAGAGGAGTGCATGCCGTGGATCTACTCAGTATTCTAGCCGGGTACAGCCCGGTGCTCATTGGCTGGCTGTTCAACCTGCTCTATATGGTGACAGCTGTCGTTACAGTTTTCTGGGTGCTGCGCCACCTGGACAAAAGGCTTGGGGTGAACTTCCGTGATACTTTACTTCCTATCCTTACCTCTAACCCAATCGCTTTGGCGATATATCGTGGCGCTTGGATTTTTGGTTGCTGCCTGCTGGCCGGCCTCATGCTCGGCGGCGGTGGAGTCGGTTAAGCCGTCGATCTCGGCCAGCATTCGGCAGGCCTGGGCCAGGTCGCTCCCTGAGTATCGCTGGGAGCTTGGGTTGGGGCAGGCCTACCAGGAGTCACGGTACCGGCTTGATGCCGTGTCACCTGTAGGCGCCCAAGGGTTGTTCCAGTTCATGCCTGGCACTTGGCGAGACATGCAAAAGCGTGGGGTAGTGCCGTTCGACGTATCGGCGTTCGATCCTAAATGGGCGACCATAGCCGGTGCGGTCTATATGGCCCAGCTGGTTAAAAGCTGGAGCAGCCCACGCCCTTTGCGGGATCGCTACCTGCTGGCGCTGGCCTCGTACAACGCCGGGCTTGGAAACATCCTGGCAGCACAGAAGCGGTGCCGTGGTGCGGTGCTGTATGAGGAAATCATGACCTGCCTGCCGATGGTAACAGGTCACCACTCGAAGGAGACAATAGGCTATGGGCGCTCAATTGAAGGTCATGTTGCTCGTTATCTCGCTGTGTCTGGTGGTCGCCGCTTGGATTGGTAGCCTTTACCTGGCTTTCGATTACGGAGGAACCCTGTGCAGGGCTGACGTTGCTGAGGCCAACGCCGAGAAGGTGGTAGAGAAAGATCAGCTGCAGGGGGACCTGGCTGGCGTGGAGAACAAGACTGCAAAGGAGCTTGCCGAGGTAGGGAAGAACAGGCCACAGCTGACACGCGAGGTGGTTCGATATGAAACGGTTTATGTTAATCGCTCTCGTGATTGTGCAGACGCTAATGCTGAGCGCCTGCGCATCCTCAACGAAGCAGCCGGGGCACAACCTGGACCCGGACAGTTACCCAGCGCAGCTGATGACACCACCGGAGCCAACGATCTACGTGGACCCAAAGGCAGAGGCAACGCTGATTGACGAGGTTGCCCGCATGGAGCAGTTGAGAACCTGGAGGCTGCAGCTTATCGGGTTGCAGGAATGGGTTAACGAACTCTACCGGAAGAATAAGGAAAAGCCCCAGTGATGGGGCTTTTTGTTTATCATTGGCTGCGCGGCTGCAGCGACCAGCCCCAGTTGCTGATCGGGCAGATTATAAGCGCCCCACCAGGAGCAGCCGCCTTCTGGTAGTCATAACCGGTAAGAATCATTGTCAGGCGGGTGTGCAGGGCCTCTACATCCTTCTGGCTGTATCTGACCACCCGGCTACCGCTGTTATTGGCAGTGACCACCGTCAGCTCAAAGGCTGCCAGCAGTACCTCGGTGATGGTGTGCTGCGACAGCTTGGATGCGTCCAGTGTCCCGAGGTCTGACCCCTTCGCCAGGATCTGGCCTGCAGCGTCGAACAGTTCAAGGTCATTGCGTCCAATGTAGAAGGATACGACCTCCCCCTTGGATGTAGCCCCCCACGGGTAGCAATATCTCAGGCTCAGGGTTATCAGGGTCTGGTCCTCCCCCACCCGGCGACTGAAGCCAGCCTCCCAGGTGTACCCAGCATTCATACGACCGTCCTGGGTGAGGTACAGGCCCACAATCTTGGCGTCGGCCTCTTTCAACCCGGGGGCTATGGCGTGCAGCGGGATGTGTTTGAGCATGTCGCTATTGGAGCGCAGGATATTAATGTTGACCATATGGTCCTCCTTAGTGGTGAGCCAACTATACCAGCAGGCTTGCGCAATTACTGTGAGGTGGCGCACAGTAATAACCCGCTGGCTTTGGTACTCTGCCACGGTATTGCATCACCAGGAGACGATCATGACTGAATATCTTTGCGAGGCAAACGCCCCGCTGCTATGGCCCACGGTGTATCTGATGACCATGGCTGGGGTGGTGATTGCTGCCACTTTTGCCGTGCTCGCCGCCCTGCTGGACAAGGCAAACAACCGCCTGCCTGTGGCAATGCTGCAAACGTGGCTCTTGTGCTGCTGGCTGCCATTTATGTCTGGGTGTCGATAGCCGCTATCCTCCTTGCGCCTACCCTGTGGCGGGAGATGGCCACACTCATTGGAGGTGCCATATGTTCGTGATAGGCAAACCTGCGGCGCCTAAGTCTTTCCAGCTCGGCCTTGGCTTTGTCGAGTCGGCCCCTGTGCCGGAAGGCCTCAACCTCAGCGCCATTGCAGAGGAGCAGCGGCTGGCGGTAGACCAAGCCAACGAGGCTATCCAGGAGCTGATTGACGAGCGCGAGGCTGAGGCTATTGCCAAGGTCAGGGCTGCCGAGTACAGCGAGTGGCAAGACCAGCAGGCTGAGGTAGCAAAGATAAAGCCGGCGGAGCGCCGCTACAGTTACCCTGGCGTGGGCACCACTGACGTCTGCGTGGATCTGATCCAGGTTGACAGCTTCACCCGGTCAATGCCAAACCCCGAGTACCATCGCGGCGCCGGTGCGGCAGAGACGATCGAGGAGCTGGTGTGCCATTACGCCTGCAATCTGCAACAGCCGGCAGAAGACTGGGCTGAGGACTACACCATGTGCACTGTCCGCGCCTTGTTGAAGGTGAAGACGGTGAACGGCACGGCCAGCGTCTATACCATTGAGGTGTACCTCGGGGAAAAATACATCGGCTACACCTCGCAATTTTGCCCGAATAATTGGGGTGTCCACATGGCTTGGCCGGGGCAGGGACGTAGCGACGAGCCGCACCCCGTACCTGCCAAGAGCACCAGCTGGGTGGTTGGCGTCAACTGCGCGAAAATGCCGGAAGCAGCAGATCCGCTGTACCCGTGGCCGATCATCAAGTCGATGGTCAACTACCATCTAAACAACTAGGAGACGATGACATGTCGAAAATGATAATGGCGCTCAAGAATCTTTTCAGTGCAGAGCCGGAGTTCGACTACGAGAAGATCCTGCGCGAGAAGGTTGATGCCTTTCTGGTAAAGCGGACTGCGCAGCGTCGGGTTGAAGGCAAGCTAGTCCCGGTTGGTACCAACGCAATTTTGCGGGTTGCGATCTTGCGGGCAGCGGTGCGGGCTTTCGAGCTGGCAAACGAGGTCTATGATCCGCAGGTAAACGGCACAGTTTATCTGGCGGTACCGTTCGATATTGATTTCCAGGACGACCGCTGGCCGTGGTTGGTGCAGTTTCCAGCATTGACAGATGGCATGTATCTGGCGCACATGAAGGCTATCCGAGATGTTTGCGCACAGGTGCAAGATAATAACCAGGGTCTGAAAGAAATTGCTGGGTCAGCTTTCGTCATCATGGAGCCGAAGGAATTAGCCATGGCTACCAAGGTGCTTATTCGTCGGATGGTCAAGGAATCTGAGGACAATAAATTACCGATGCGAGTTTTTAGCGTAAAAATCAGAGAGTGATCACAAAAATAAAATATGGGGCTTGGCCACAAAAAATAAAAGCTGTAATGTGGGGGCCTCTGATAGCGAAGAAGTTTTTCACCGAAGCAAAAAACCCCTGAAGGAAAGGAGAGTACCATGTCTCAACAAGAACCCTCCATCAAGATTGCCATCCAGCTCGCCCCTGCTTACCAGCTGGACGTGCTCACCGTAGGCACCTCTGACCAGGCAGTATCTGACAAGCTGGCCCAAACCATGGCGCCGCTGTATCAGGCTGCTACGGCAAACCAGGACTACAGTGCCATGGCTCCGGCAGTCTTCGATGCAATCGTCGACAGCCTCAAGTCGGCGTTCGCTGTAAGCAACCTGCCGTATACCGACCACCTGGCCGGTGCTCAGGCGATGATCAGCCAGTTGCAGGACAAGCTGGCAAGTTTCGAGGCCCAAGCTCAAGCCGCGGTAAACGCCGCCTATGAGAAAGGCCGTTCCGAAGCTGTAGCAGCTGCCACGCAAGGCGGCCAGGTTTCCGGTGGTGGTTTGACCATCCATCTGGACACTGACGCCGTGGCTCGCCAGCTCCTGCTGGCCATGGGCAGCCAACCGGCAGCCGCACAGGCTCAGGCCAACGCTGGCCAAGCCCAGGCCAATGCCGCGCAGAACCAGGGTGGTTTGTCCCTGGGCAGCGGAGTAATGCTGGGAAAGCATGAGGCGGTACAGGAGTCTAGTGCACAACCTGTAACCGCGTCCGGTGCAACAACCAGCCAGGCCCTTGCCGCAGCTTCCCAAGAAGCATCGCTCTATGCCATTAACCCTGCGACCATCGGTTCAGGTGAAGGCTCGGGTGGCGGCATTGTGAATACCTCCAATGCTGCTGGTAAAACCGTGGCCCAAGTCCGCGGCGATACCAACCTGGAGAAAGTAGGCTTGCCGACAGCCAAGAAGAAGTACGCTGCTGGTTCTATCATCTACATCCTGCCGTCCAGTGACAGCGCCCAATGGGACGAGAAGCTGGCAGTAATCGCAGACCCGAAAGAGGGTGGTGATCTGGAGCAGGTTGCTGAGGGTGCCAAGGTGGTGCTGATGAAGACCCTGCACTACTACGCTGAGCTGTAAGGCCCGGATGACTGCTAAACTAAATGGGGCCGTGTGCCCCATTTTCATTTGGAGGTTCCCATGGAACGCCCGCATTTCAATGAGTACCCTGACACCGGCGCCATCGCGCTGATCGTAGACGCTGACCTGTTGCGTGGGCCTAGCGAGATGTCGCCGAATACCCTTGAGGTTGGCACTGAGGTTGTTGTGATTTTCAACGACCTGATCGAGGACGGGCTGGCCAGCATCCATGACAATCTGGTGCCATGCCTCCCCCGCCAATACCTCGGGGATCTCGACCCTCGCAGCAATGACCTTGCCACTAGGACAGCGATTTTGGATCTGTTCAACCGCTTTGGCGATTATATGCGCTGGAAAAAAGAGGGGCCTGATTCCCTCCTGCCTGCAAATATTGTGCCATTGCCGGAGGGTTAATAGCCGGTGTACCATTGGGCCAGACTCGCCTTTATAGGATCTGGCCCATGTTTGACAATCTCAATCACGCTCAGCTCTGCAGCCTGGCAGAGCAGGCCATAGAAATAACCCCGCCCGGGGAATGGCGGGAAGACCTCAAACTCAGCCTTGAGATGTATAAGGCCGGTACTAACCGGATGCGCATCTTCTATTTGCTGATGCTTGAGAAATACCCTGTCGATATTGAAACCTTCCTGTTCGACCCTCAATACATGAATGCCAAGCGCCACCTGTGGCCAGAGATGGTGCCATTCATCAAAGAGGTTAATAATCCCGATGGTGACAGGCTGGGGATGCGGTACCACGAGGTTGTGCTTACCGGCGGTATCGGTACTGCCAAAACCACACAGGCGCTCTACGGCCTGGCCTACCAGCTCTACCTGCTATCCTGCTATCGGGAGCCACATCTGGTACTGGGCCAAGACCCCAGTGCGGAGATCCTGTTTATCTTCCAGTCCATCAACACCAAGGTGGCAAAGAACGATTACCTGCGCTTCCGGAGGATGATTGAACGGTCGCCGTATTTCCGTGACAACTTCAATTTTCGTCGAGACATTGAGACGGTGATGCTGTTTCCGCACTCGATCGAGGTTCAACCTGTTACCGGTGAGGTGACGGCTACTATCGGTACGAACGTGCTCGGCGGCCTGATTGACGAAGTGAACTTCATGATCAGGACGAAGAAGTCCAAGAAATCCTCTGGTGGCAGCGGCGACTTTGACCAGGCATCAGAACTCTACAACTCCATCGACTCCCGGCGGAAATCACGATTCATGGAATTGGGTTGTGTACCTGGACTCCTGTTTATCGCCAGCTCGAAGAACTACCCTGGTCAGTTCACCGACCTGAAAGAAAAGGAGGCTCTGACCAACCCCGGGATCTACTACTGGGACAAGCGGATCTGGGATGTTCGACCAAACAAGTTCGGCAAGGAGCGGTTCCCAGTATTCGTCGGTGACATCAGCACCCAGCCTTTCATTGTTGACGAGCGCCACCCAGCGCCGAAGGGGGCGCAGGCCAAGGGTCTGATTGACTGGATCCCCATGGACTACCTTGACCGGTTCAAGGCAGACATCTACAACTCGTTGCGGGAGATTGCAGGGCGGTCCACCTTGAGCACCTGCCCATACATGCCAAATGCCAGAGCTGTCAGTGCCGCATTCAGACCTGCTGTGCAGTCAGTGGTGCTGCCAACCCTGGTGGACTTCGACCAGATTTTCCCGATGGCCTACCCGCAGTACATCTTCAACAGGCACCTGCCGCGGGCGGTGCACGTTGACTTGGCAATTAACGGGGACATTGCCGGTATCAGCTGCGGCTACGTCGAGAAATTTGTATCGGTGCAGGATGAAGGCGAGAGCTATATGATGCCGTTCATCCGCTACGACTTTGTGATGGGTGTGCGGGCGCCGTCAGGTGACGATATCCAGTTCAGCAAGATCCGATTGCTGATTGTGCAGCTATTCAACATGGGCGTGCCGATAAAATGGATCTCCTTCGATACCTTCCAGTCCAAGGACTCCCAGCAGATCCTCAAACAGAAAGGCTTCATCACAGGTGAGGTATCGGTCGACGTTACCCCGCTGCCCTACGACTGCTTCAAGACTGCTATCAACCAAGGCCGAGTGGCTGCACCACCAAACGAAGATGCGATGATTGAGTGCATCCGGCTGGAGCGTGGTGCTGACGGCAAGGTTGACCACCCTGCTGATGGTAGCAAGGATATGTCGGACTCCATGGCAGGGGTTTGTTACGTGCTGACCATGCGCCGGGAGAACTGGATGCTCCACGGGGTGCAGCCTAAATTCCCTGTTCGTGACGTGTCTCGCAAAATCGGGGACTGATCATTGCTTTACCGGCCAGCGAGCTTATAGTTGGCTGGCTATTCCAACAACCAGAAAGGATCTGAGTATGACAAAGACTACCAACCAGGCAGCCGAAGAGGTTGTGTTTGGACGTGACACCTATATCTTCGATATCGATGACACGTTGACCGACACCCGCCATCGCGCCGCCCTCAAGCCGCCGGCTGGGACTACCGCGGCGTCAGCCTATCGTGAGTTCACCGCGCAGTGCTGGAAGGACACGCCGTTGTTCGACGTCATCTGCACCCTGATGATGCTCAATGCTGCCGGCTTCCGGATCATCCTGAAGACCGGTCGGGCCGAAGAGTTTCGCAGCATGACCGAGAACTATCTGGCTTACTGCGGCATCCCGTACAGCGACCTGATCATGTTGCCCGATGACTTTGACGGCGACTATGGTGAGTGGAAAGCAAGCCAGCTAGACAACGACATCATCGGCGGCAAAGACCGGGTGGTGGCGGTGTTCGATGATCACCCGCAGAGCGTAGCCGCCTACCGCGCTGCAGGGGTCACGGTGATGCAGGTGCACCATCGTTCCGATGACGGCGATCAGCCGAGCCCGCTCATGGACTCTGGCCTGTATGCGCCGGTTGACCTTGATGATGACGCAGAGGAGGATCTGCAATGAACCTTACCCCCGCACGCCTCGGCGAAGATGTCGCAGGCAAAGCCGTAGCACTCGTTGATTTCGAGGGTATCGACGGAGCTGGCAAGAGTTCGCTTATCTCGGCCGTTGCCGGGATCTTGGAGCAGGTCTTCAGCTTGCCCAAGCAGGTTATCGGCGAGGCAGCCAATACCATTGAAGTGGTCACCCACAGCCTGCCTGACATGGAGGTACCTCTTGGCCGGGATATTCGCTGGCTGGTGAAGCAGCAAGAGCTGACTGTCATGGAGGAGATTGCTGCCTTGACATTCAACCGTAGCCTCTGCGCTCGCCGCTTGCGCGAGATGTACGGCGCAGGTGAAGGGGAGCAGATCAAGCATCTGGTGCTGATGGATCGTTGGCTGCCAACCTGCATCGCCTACCAGGGGGCTGATCTCGGAAACGACCTTAGCCGGCGTTCTCTTATCGTCGACATGCACGAAAAGCTCGTGGGGCTGGATCCCATGCTTGTGGTTTACGTGGACACCGGGCCTGCAGACGCCCGCGAGCGTATGCTTGCTGCCCGGCCCAACCTCGACAACAACGAGCAAAGCCTGGAGCGCCAGAAGCAGATCCACGAAAACTACGAAGTGCAGTACCGGCACAGCATTGCTGCGCATGGGCGCTCCTGGTTGCGCGTCTGCTCACACTGGCCGATCGAGCGGGCAGCGATGTACGTGGCCAACGAAATCCTGGAGGTGCTGTCGTATCAGTTCGGCACCGAACAGACTACTGTAGAGTTTCAAAAACAAGGTGACAATCATGAGTAAGTTTCTGGGTTCGTTTTTGACCATCGCCCTCTCCGTGGTGATCACTGGCGGGGCACTGCTGGGTATCGCCACTCTCAACGGTGATCCGGCTATCCTCGCCGCCTCCAATGTGGCCCCCGTAATATCGGTGATCTTGATCTCGGCCTGGTGCCTGTGCCTGATTGTCGGGGTGGCTGCCACCTTTAAACCTGAATGGCTCTGGAGCTTCTGCCAGGTCGCGGTGAAACTGAAGAAGATGCAGGACGATTATGACTCGCTGCTCTCCAGAACCTCGGCCCAGTACGCCAGCTTGGAAGACCAGTGCAATCGCCATAAGGCATTGCGCCTTGAGGCCGAGGCCAGCCGCAACGCTATTGAGGCTAAGCTGCGAGACGCTGAAGAATCGCTGTATCTGCTGCAGGCCCCTAAGAAAACTTTTGATGCACCGCAGAAAGCTGAGCCCGTTAATCAGCACGACCAGGTGGTTCGTGGCTTGGGTTACACGCTGGAGTCGCTGCTTTGGTCTGCCCGTGGCGGTAACGAGAATAAGGCTCCTATCGAGATCCATGTGATCTGCCGCGGGGCTGGGCACAGTATCTACCTGGGTCAACCAATGCTCTCCAGTGCACTGCAGGAGCTGCAGGACGGTTTGGTTGCGGCTCAGCAAACATTCGACGCCTGCAACTTTGCCCAGCACGTCACCAACTGTGTGACCACCGCCAAGAACGCCGGTGACCTTGCCGAGCGGATTGCCAAAGCCACAGTAGAGGAGTGATCGCCATGGCTAAAATCAACACCAATGTAATTTACACCAGCAAGATCCTGAAGAACGTCCACGGTGGTCTGCAGTACATGCGCCCTGGTGATGCCGGGTTCGACATCCGTGCGGTGTTCGACTTGGATACAAAGGGCGTCCCAGCCGTACAGGTAACCGAGGGGCGCCAGGTTCACGCTGTGACCTGCACCATCGAGCCTGGGGAGCAGGTGACTTTCCCTACCGGCTTCAAGATCGAGGTGCCCGAGGGTTACATGCTTGCGGTTTACCCACGTGGTGGGAAAGGTTGCGAGGGTCTGGTGCTCGGTAATCTGGTGGGCGTCATTGACCATCAGTACCAGGGGGAGGTGTTTGTCTGCCTCTGGAACCGCAGCTTCAACCCGATCACCATCACGGCGTTTGACCGTGTGGCGCAGGGTGTGCTGCAGCCGGTAACCCAGGCTGTGTTCAAAGAGGTGGAGAAATTCACCGCACCGTCTGCCCGTGGCGAAGGCAAGCTCAACAGCAGCGGTGAGGCATAATGTCGGCCCGTAAACCGGCGCCATTTTGGGGCACCTGCTATGGAGGGCGGGTGCATCTCATTATGTCGCGCAGCACTGATAACCGGGTGGTGGCCCACGTCACAGGGTGTGGGGCAACTGTGTTCGGGTCTGGGCGGCACCCCAACGTAGTGCCAGCAAGCGGCAACCAGGAAAACGGGGCAATCTGTCCGGAGTGCGTGGCCAAGGCCAGAGAGCTGGGGCTGACTGTCATAGGCCGGGTGAACGTCCATGGGGCAAGCGGCTACCCCTATTGAGGCCGGTGTTGTATGCTACGGTGAAAACCCTGGGGGGCCGACGCCATGGCACTGAATGTACGGATACCGGTAGGCGGTGATTTATTCATCGGGCCACACCATTTCACGATAGAGCACGGCGGTGATGACTGCTTCTTATTGATGGAGCGCGACGCCCTCAATAGCAGTGTCAACCTGGCCGTTACCCAGAACAGATCAGCACACCTTCAAATAGGCGATGATGTCGCCGTCATCACTCTTGCCAATGGCAGCAACTCCTACCGCGTAGCCCTCAGTATCGACGCCCCAAAAAGCATCTCTATTCTGAGAGGTGATCTGTATCGCAAAACCGGTGGGATTTTTGTTGTATCCTCGGCAACACGAGAAAGTATCTCCAGTGGACACAAGGTAGTCAAAAGCGTCGAGCAGCTGATCGAGCTGGCCAGCCCCTATCGCGGGCGCAATGGCTGGGTCGCGTTGGATGGCTTGATGATCGAGATTGCCGGTACCGAGATCGTCAGCATCAAGTAAGGAGTTCGACATGATAAGAATCGGGGAAGGCCCCGCGATTCAAGCGTCGCCCGTAGACCCACTGACAGCCCTGGGCCTACAGCCGATCAGCACAGTTGCGGCAGCTGCACCAGCGGTTGAACCAGTTGAACCAGAAGGCCCCCTGCAAGGGTTGGCTATCGGTGGTATCCCTCTGCCGCCGCTTAAAAAGAAACGTGCACCCGCGAAGCGCAAGCCCAAGGAGAAAGCTGAGGAGGTCTATACCGGCCCGCCCCTGCTGACTGAGGAGCTTAACGACCCGCATGCTCGGCGAGTGCCTGAGATACCGGTGGCGCCGGCAACACCTCCTACGCAGCGAATCCTCATGCCACATAACCACCAACTGGTTATCGTGACAGACGCCCGCACCAACGAGATTATGGACACCATTGGCAATATCATGGGGGCCGCGGTGCGCGACGGGCTGCAGGTGTTTACCCACCACCTCGACGCCAAAGGGGAAAAGCCGCTACCCCAGTTTTTCCCAGGCGTCACCTATCTGATCATGGGCAAAACAGCCTATGACCGGATCAGTCGTGAGTGTGGGGCGCTGGCAAAGAACAAGTCGATCTCTGCATACCGGCACACTGAGGTGGCCTTCAACGGTGCCGTGCTGCTGACCACCCATAGCCCCTATGGTGGCACCAAGGATTACCCGACCCTGGTAGATATCCAGCTCGATACCCAAGCAGCCGTGCGCCGGGCCTTCACCGGTACCATAGCCCCAGGTGGCCTTGGCCAGTACGAGTGGGTCGACGATTTTGCCCCGCTCTGCCACGCCATTCACCATGAGTACCTGCGCACCGGCCAACCTGTTCGCGTGTCATGGGACTTGGAGTGCGTGGGCTTGGACGAGCACGACCCATTGGCCTGGATTGTCTCCATCTTCTTCTCGATGAAGGTTGGCTTCTCCACCGGCATGGCGTTTAAGTGGCACCTCGACCAACCGTGCCGAGCAGACACCGCGATGTTCCAGGGTGGCAAAGCTGCGACATGGGACAAGCTGGTGCTGATCTGGGAACAGATAAACTGGATCCTAAACACGCCAATGGTTTGGTCTGTCGGTGCCAACCTGAAATGGAGTGCACCAACCACAGGTTCGACACCACGCTGGTAGGCGGCCTGCTGGACGAGAACAGATCCAACAGCCTGAACAACCACGCGAAGATCTACGCGCCGGAGATAGGTGGCTACGACGACTACTTCAACAACACCGTGGATAAGGGCCGCATGGATTTGGCGCTCGCCGCCAACCCAGACGAGTTCAAGATTTACGCCGGAGGCGATACGGATGCGGCGCTGAGGATTTATTACCCACTGCGCGACCAGCTCTCCTACAACGAGCGGTTGACCAACCTCTACATCAACCTGGTTCACCCTGCGTCGGATTTCTTCTGCCGGCTGGAGCAGGTTGGTGTGCTGGTTGATCAGGACGAGTACGCCCGGCTCGGTGTCGAGCTGCAGGAGGAGATTGCAAGATTGCAGTCTGAGGCGGACGCGCTGTTCCCGATGCGACTGAGGGCCAAGCATAAGGGTGACACCAAGCTGACAAAAAGCGCGGTGATCGCCGATTACATGTTCAGTCAGCTGGGGCTTGGCCTGAGACCGTTGGAGTTCACGGCGAAGACCAAGAACACACCGGTACCCAAGCCGAGCACCGAGTACACGCACCTGGTCAAGTTCAAGGGGGTGCACCCTGACGTCGCCAAGTTCTTGGAGATCTACAAGGCCTATAACTCCGCGTCGAAGACATTGACCACCTACGTCACCGGTTTCCTTTCGCACCTTCGTAGCGACGGGCGGTTCCACGCCACCTATCTGCTGCACAAGTCGGACAAGGGGGGTGACACTGGTGAGACGGGGGGCGGTACCGTAACAGGGCGCCTGGCCTGTACTGGTCCTGCCATGCAGACCGTGCCGAGCAAGACCACGTGGGCCAAGAAGTTGCGTAAGTGCTTCCCGGCGCCGCCTGGCTACAAGGCAGTCGAGATCGACTACTCCCAAGGTGAGCTTCGTGTTGCTGCGGTGGTGGCTGGTGTCCGCGCCATGATCGACAGCTACAACAACAACGAGGACCTGCACGTCTTGGCGGGGGCTCTCGCTGCAGGGATGAACCCCGAGGAAGTGCGCAGCTGGAAAGATTGCGGCAACCCAGAGCTGGAGAAGAAGTACAAGTTCGTGCGACAGAACGGCAAGGCTGCAAACTTCGGCCTGCTGTACGGCATGAGCGCCGAAGGCTACATGAACTACGCCCGCGACTCCTATGGTGTGGAGATGACGCTGGACGAGGCCATCTACGCCCGCCAGGCATTCTTCGACTTGTACCCAGAGCTGCTGGACTGGCACGCCGAGTACCAGGCGAAGGCCGCCCGCGATGGCGTGATCGTCAGCCCGCTGGGCCGTGTCCGCCACCTGCCTTTCATCAACTCGCGGGATAACTCGCTGCGCAGCCAGTCCGAGCGCCAGGCTATCAACTCGCCGATCCAGGCCACGCTGTCCGACATGACCGTGCTTTCTGGTATCGAGTTTGAGAATAACTACGGGCGGTTCGGGCGGGATAACCCGGTGCAGTTCTTCATGATGGTGCACGACGCGCTCTATGCGTACATCAAAGAGGATGACATCGATATCTGGGTACCGCGCATTGTGGAGATCATGGAGAATTTACCGTTGGCTGAGAAGTTCGGTTGGTACAATATCCCCTTGAAATTTGCAGCCGAGCCAGAGGCCGGGTCAAATCTGGCGGACAAGCACGAGCTGCACTTCACGCCGGAGCACCTGCGCACTGTCCTGAAATGGGCGGCTTAAACTTTACCGGTGGCGGGTTTGCGCGGATAATCCAGCAATACCCGCCTCTTAGCATCTGAGGATTTACCCATGAGTGACCAGAAAAACAACGTCGTATCCACCGTGGTTACGCAGCAGCGATCCAACGTGCTGGTGCAGAAAGCGGAGATCGTGGGTGACAGTACCCAGCATGCCGAGATCACCAACGAGCAACTTAGCCAGGGGCTCACCGGCGGCCAACTGCTGCACCCCCAGTACAGCTACGCCACCCTGAGATCGATAATCTCGGAGAGCAGCACCCTGCCTGTCTGCTTCGAGGCAGTGGAAACCAACGTCGCCTCCACCGGTTTCATGGTGCTGGAGTCTGACAAGGAGACCGAGGACGAGGGCACATCCGTAGACAAAATGAGCCCTGAGCAGAAGAAGGCCTATGGGTTCTTCGGGGAGCTGTGGCCCGGGGTTGACCTTGTTGACTTGCTCCGCGCCACGGTGAACGAGGTGGAGAGCGTTGGCCTCTATTACTGGGAAGTGTTCCGCAACGCCAATAAAGAGATCGCTTTTTGTCGTGGTGTTTCGGCCGACAATCTTCGCCCTCTCCGCTTCGGCCCAGCAGACAAGGTAGTGAAAGAGGTTACCCTGAACCGCCTTGACACGGATTTCAAAATTGACAACTTCGAGACCTTTGAGCGCCGCTACGTCAAGACCACTCGCCTGGCCGTCGGCACCAAGGACACCACCAGTGACCGCGTTTACTATCGGGAGTTTGGTAGCAGCCGGGATCTTGATCGTCTGACAGGTGAATGGGCCACCGCCGCCAAACCTGTGGCTGTGGAAAACCTGGCCACCGAGCTTATCGAGTTCAAGCGTAACAAGGCTGGTTCCCCCGTCTGGATAACCGACCTTCAGTTTGTCCTCGGGGAGCGCGAGGCTGGTTCCATGAACCTGGAGTTCTTCGGCAATGGTGGCGTACCGCCGGCGATCATCGCGCTGATTGGCGGCCAGCTCACCAATGACTCGCGTGACAGGTTCAATGCTGTGCTCACTGGTAAGGCCAAGGACAAACTCGCCGTTGCCCTGGTTGAGGTGTTCAGCACTGGTGGTTCCCTGGATGGTAAGGACGTGCCGGCAAAACTGGAGGTGCATAAATTCGGGGCAGAGTCGGCCAACGACGTCATGTTCGAGAAATACCTGAAGCTGTGCTCAGAGCGCATTCGCCGCCGCTGGCGTCTGCCGGCAATCCTCACGGGCGATGCCAGCGACATGAGCTATGCGACCGCGTTTGTCAGCTACATGGTGGCTGAGGAGCAGGTGTTCGCCCCAATGCGCAAGACCTACTACTCCATCATCAACAGCACCTTGATGAAGGACAAGAGCCTTGGTGGCGGTGCCCTCAAGCTCTCCCCTAAAGCACTCACGATCAAGGACTCGAAGCAGTTGCAAACAGCCCTTGACAATGCCCTGGCCAAGGGCGCCATCGACAAGACCGAGTACCGTCGCCAGCTTAACCTGCTGCTTAACCTTAATCTGGTTGAGCCGAAAGAGGTCGATGCTGTGCCAGGCGAGGCAGGTGAAGTCGACGAGGATGGTAACCCTGTGAATACCGATGACCCGGCTGGTGCAGATAACAGCCGCACTGACGTCGGCACACTGAATCAGCAGGGTACCAACACCGAAGCGCCGCGCAATTCGCAGAAGGCAGACTCCACCACGGTCGACTTTGTGCTCACCTTGGCCGAGGACGTGGCGAAGTGCTTGCTGTCTGGGGCGCCAGTAACAGAAGAGGTTGTCCAGAAGATGGAGGAACTTTCCTCTATTGACGGGGCCACCGCAGTGTTCAAACGCTGCTTGGTTTCTGCAGTGCTGACCCGGGACACTGGCACTGGTGCTGCTGACCTGGTGGCGGAGGTGTCTAATGGCTGCTGTGGCAACTGAGGCCTACCTGGATCTTGAAGGATCCACCATTGATAAATCAGTGGCTGCGATCGACAAGGTAGCATCAAGCTGGGCGACAGATTTCGGGGCTGCCATGGAAGGCGGCGATCTGAACCTCGCTGCCACGATGGTAGAGAATCTGGATCTCAGCGGTGCTGCGGTGACCCTGAAGAAGCCAGTCCTCCTCCTCAGCAATGGCCTGGCTACCTACGGTGCCACACAGGTTGTTGGCGGGGACACCAAGGACGTGACCATCGAGCCACTGGCTGACCCGATCATTATCCTGGCCCAGCAGTTTGTCGCGTCCTCCCTGGTGACAGCGCAGAACGTGGCCCAGGCCTCAGCCTCCCAGATGATTGCCAACGCTGCGAGTGGGTTGGTGCAGAAGGCCGAGGGGGATCCACTCAAGCCGCTCAAGGCCGCCATGAACTCCATGGCCATCAACATGAGCCAGCTCTCCAGCCGGTTGGCCAGCTACGGGTTCCTGTTGCAGGCGACTACGGTTGGTGAGGTGATCTATGAGCTGTCAGCAGTCCTGGATGACCGCACCTCTGATTTTTGCCGAGCCATCCATGGGAAGATCATACCGGTAGAGGTTGGCCTGGAGCGGGCAATCACCGTGCTGGGTGCCACCACCCCGGAAGAGGCCGCTGCTTTGGCGCCATGGCCGAAGATTGACAGCAGCCTTATCACTCAGATCCAGGACGCTGGGTATAAAGAGCTTGTGGCCATGGGGTTGTACCTGCCTCCGTTCCACCCATACTGCCGAACCATCCTGCAGTTCGTCACCAGCTCTGTGAAGAATCAGGTGATAACCGAGGTCACCAGCACTGGCCTCACCGGCGGCACAACAGCAAGCACCGTCGCCACCAGCAGCAACGGCCTGACCAACCTGCTCGGGCTTGGCCTCGGGGTAGCCGCTATCGCTGCGCTGGTTGGTGAGGACAACACCTCAGCCCTGCTGCCAGGGGTTAGCGTTGACGTTGTGCAGGACGCCATAGAGGACATAAAAAACGGGGCAACCATCCTGGAGATAATGCAGAGGTACAACCTGACCATGCTGGAAGTCCTACGGCTACGGGAGCTAGTGGGTTGAATAAAGTGGGCCTAGCCCACTTTTTTATTGCCTTCTGCAGAAAAAATCTGTGACAATAGCCACACAATTTTAGACGTAGCGGTTTCTCCTCATGAAAGTTTTTGCGTCAGTGAAAAAATCAGACGAGTACGAGCAGATTGTTATGGGGGAAGTCTATATCCCCATGGCGCTCGACTCCGATGGTGCCTTCATGACCGCAGAGGAGATTAAGAAGCTGGCCTATCTGTTCCTTGGCAAGCGCCTTCAACTGAACGTCGATACCAACCACGATAACGAAATGAACGGCGCCATCGTCGTCGAGTCATTCATAGCACGAGAAGGTGACCCCATCTTCATACCCGGGGCATGGGTGGTTGCTGTGTGGTTGCCTATCGAGGTTTTTGAGAAGGTCCTATCCAATGAGCTGAACGGCTTCTCCATCGAAATGGCTGTCCTGATGGAGAAGAAGCAGATCGCTTACAACATGCCCTCGGTTCTGTACGGTGAGACCTCGGATAACTCTGGGCATAAGCACCCCTTCAAAATCTACATCTCCGAGGCGAGCGACGGTGATCAGCACTACCACCTGATCTCGCATGGTACTGTCACCAACCCGGCGGGTGCAGATCAACACGTGCACACCTTCGAGTTTGTGCAGCTGTATCTCGACGGCGAACCTATGGTGATTGAAGATGGCCAGTGAATCAGATAAAACTGTGATTACTGTCACAGCTGACGAGATGACGAACGCCGATCCGAAGTGGCTGTCAATTGTGACGAAAGCCTCTAACCGCCGGCCGTTTCAAGTTATTAAAAGTGAGGGTGATCTTATGTCTCTTAAACTGGAAAGCACGCAGGCCAAGCTGGACGTTAGCGCCCTGGTAACAGCCATGCACAACATTAAAAAGAGCGAGGCAGATAAAGCCGCTGTTGCTCCAGTAGCTGCATTGCAGGCTGTGTCTGTCCCTGCTGGCCAGGGTGAAGCCCTCAAAGCGGTGCTGGATGGCATGACTGACTCTGGTCTCCCGGCCGTGCAGGTGGTCAAGCAGGAAGGTGAGGTTGACGTTCTGTTGTTCACTGAACAGCTGGATGGTGACGCCACCGTACTGCTCTCCGGCGAAGCTGGCCTGGCAGTAACCAACGTCAAGAAATGGGTTCAGACCTGGCCGCAAGGCGAGAGCTTCCTGGAGAACCTTTCTGCCGGCACGCTGTACTCCAACATCTGGGGCGCACTGACCACTGCAGACTCCACTATCTACAACATCCTGGAGAACACCAGCGAAGGTGAGCAGGCCGAGGCTGTTGCCAAGGTTCGTCAGCTTTTCGTTGAGCTGGCTGCCCACGTGGAAGGCCTGATTACCGCGCTGCCGGTAACCGTGTTCAAGATGGAAAAGACCGTCACTGCATTCCTCACTGAAGCCGCCGCGAAAGCCGCTGCTGAAGCTGTGGAAGGTGAGTTGGTTACCAAATCCGATGAAAGCGGCACCACCCCTGCAACCGATACCACCGCAGTAGTTGATACCGCCGCGGTTGTTGATCCGGCTGTTGCGCCTGCTGAAGCTACTGCACCCGCAGGTTTCGACATGCAAGCCATGATCGACGCGGTTAGCGCCGGTGTGATGAAGGTGGTGGACGAGCGTTTCAACGTGATGAAGCAAGAGCACCAGCAAGCAATCACCACCGTTACCGAAGAAGTGGTAAAAGATGCCACCGTTGTTGTATCCAAAGCCGAGGAAGCGTTCCGCAAGCTGGGTACCACCGTGGTTGGCAGCACTGCTGATAATCCGGACGCCGTAGTGGCCCCTGTCACCGCGGAAACCACCGTAACCAAATCTGATGACACTATCGAGCCCCTGGGCTTCGAGCGTGCCTGATGGTCGGCCTACAGCCAAACACATAGTAGAGGGTAAATAACCATGTCCAATATCACTAAAGAGTTGCTGGTGCAGAAGGCCGACCAGACGGTAGCCTCTTTCCAGGCAAATGGTGGCCTGCTCAACGCTGAGCAAGGTGACCGCTTCCTCAAGACCCTGCTGAAAGGCGTGACCATGCTGAACCGCGTTCGCGTTGTTCAGATGACCAAGCCCGAAGTAGAGATCGCCAAGATCGGTTTCGGCAAGCGCATCATGCGTGCTGCTGTGGAAAGCGAAGGCCTGAGCCTGGCTGAGCGTTCCACTCTGACCACTTCCAAGCTGGTGCTGACCAGTAAAGAAGCGATCGCCGAAATCCGCGTCCCGTACCAGCTGATGGAAGATGCTATCGAGCAAGCTGCCATTCAGTTTGGTGCTGACGCGCCGGCCGGTGTTTTCATCAACACCATTCTGGATCTGGTGGCCGAGCGTGCCCAGGTGGACATCGAAGATGCCATGCTGAACGGCGACACCGCTCGTACCAAACTGGCAGAAGAAACCAACGGCGAGCACGCCTTCATGGCTCAGCACGACGGTTGGCTGAAGCTCGCCATGTCCGGTAACGTGGTCGACTTCAGCAACGCCAAGATCTCCCGTACCCTGCTGAAGAAAGCCATGCAGGTTCTCCCGGGTCAGTATCTGCGCGACCGCTCCAACATGATGTTCCTGGTCTCCAACAACCAGGAAATCGAGTACCAGGACACTCTGGCTGGTCGTGAGACCGCGCTGGGTGACTCCAAGCACAACGAGAACAACCCGGCTCGCGCCGCTGGTGCTCTGGTTGTGCCGGTACCGATGATGCCGGACAACAAGGGTATCTTCGCTAACCCGAAGAACTTCATTTTCGGTATCCGCCGCGACGTGAGCATGGAGTTCGAGAAATTGATCTCCGAGCGCCAGTACAAGATCGTGCTGACCGTCCGCATGTGCCCGCGTGTTGAATGGGCCGACGCCGTAGTCGGTCTGGATAACATCGGCGCAGTCTGATACATATAGAGCAAGGCAGGGGGTTTCGGCCCCCTGTTTCTCTATGACCCCTGTTAAAACTGAAGGAGCTAATCATGGCTACTCAAAAGAAAGACGCTTCCCGCATCACCCTGTACCTCGTTGGCGCAACCACCTACAACATCGTGAACGGTGCTGAGGATGGCGGCATGCTGCGCGTCAAGCGCGGTCAAGGCGCATCTTTCGATGCCAGCAAAGCTGCTGAGCTGCTGAAGAAGAAAGGCTCTGTAACCACCAACGGCCATATCACCCCGGCACCCATGTTCACCAAGGAAGCTGCCGTGGCCTCTGAATACCTCGGCTACGACGTGACCAAGAAGGTCAAGGTGGGCGACGAGGTGGAGGAGTTCCAACAAACCGTTGATGCTGTGGAAGTCAACACCGATGTGGCCCCGCAAGGCGGCGTCAAGATCGGCTAAAGCTCTCTGAGCGAGGTTTACGCGATGCGACTCTTAACTGTTGAAATGGTACAGGCACAGCTCCAAATCATGAGCACCACCAAGAGTGATGCCCAGATGCTTGGCGCTATCCGGCTGGCTACAAGGCATTTGGAGTCGTATCTTAAAACGTCGTTCCTGGCTGGCAGCAGCATCGATTATTTCGAGATCGATCCGGCTGACAAGACCAGACAAAAACGGATTCAAACTTTTCATTTGTCCAAGGCTTTCGTCAACACTGCCACCAATCCGGTGAAGATTGCACAAGGTGGTGCCGTGCCGGTGTCTATCGGCGCGGACTACAAACTGGATGCCGGAGGTGGAAACCTGGCGCTGCTGCGCGGGCCGATCTGCGGCCTGGTTACCGTTCACTACGACTACGGCTTCCAGTTTGTCGTGGACGCAAGCCCCAAAGGTGGCAACGACATGATCCCTGCTGACATTGAGAACCTGCCTGCAGGTCTCAGGGAAGCTGCGCTCATGCTGTCCATGGCCTACTACGGAGCTGCCGGTGATTGCGGGGAGAATGAGGATTGCTACCTGAAGAATGCCGGTCGGTCTCTTCTCTTCCTTGACCGCTATAATCGCCGCACACTGCTGGGGTTCACGCCTGTATGTTAATCACCAGCAAGGTCTCAGGTATCTCCGAGGTTATCGCCAACATCGATAGCCTCAAGGCGCTTCTGGATAGTGACGAGATCCTGGATATGGCCCTGGCGGTGACGCTGGCAAATACCCAGGCTCGATTTCTTGATAAAGAGGATCCGGAAGGTCGACCCTGGACACCATCACAGGCCGGTCTCGATCGTGAGTACCTCGGCTTCCCGTTCGGTACCCTGTACGACACTGGCAATCTCTACGAATCGCTGAAGGCAGAGCGCCTGGATAAAGGCGTCGGTGTGGTCTACAACGACGACGGCATGGCGCCCTATGGCTTCGAGCTTTACGACCAGTGGTACTTCCTCGGCCCGTCATCTCTGGACGAGGCTGAGTATACGGGCAATGCCCTTGACATGCTGATTAAGGCCTGGAGGTTCTGATGCCTACTACCAGCTTGAAAGACTTGCAGGACGACCTCACGGCGAAGTGCAAAACCATCGTTGGGGACGCCTTCCCTTTCTACAACTCCCAGCAGCTTGCGGAGATGCAGACCAAGGTGAGCACCCCGGCTATTGCCATTGTGTATCTTGGCCGCGTTGGTGATCGCACTACCCGCAACGGCAAGATGGCGCTGTCACGCTTTGCGCTCTACGTCATGGGCGACAAAATCCCGTGCGCCGGTACTGACGGGTCTGCAGAGATAAAAACCCTTATCGACACACTCGACGCTATCAAGGACGTAATTTGTGGCAAGGACAGCCCGCACGGTCACCCCTGGGAATTTCATTCAGAGGTGCCTTTCCAGTTCAAGGCTCAAGGGAAAGAGCTTCCGGTGCTGGGTAGAATGTGATCGCTGTCGCATTCTGCTACACCTACCCCGATTGGAGGGATTGAGAAATGGCTATTGGTAAAGTTGCACCCACGGTGACCTCCCGCTACTACTCGGGGCAGGGCATCTGCATGATGGGCACTCGTAATCCGACCACTGGTGAGCCGGAAGGCCTGCTGCCGATCGGTAACGTGCCGGCCCTGGAGATCGGTATTGCCGAAACCTCCGAGAACCACAAAGAAGCCTGGACTGGCCAGCGCGGCGTGGATCGCACCTACGTGACCGAAACCACCGTTAACGTGACCATGACTTTCGAGTCCATGGACCCGGTTAACCTGGCCCTCGGCCTGAAGGCGAGCCTGACCGAGCGTGCGAGCGCCACCCAAATCACCAAGTCCGTGAAGCTGTTCAAGGGCAAGTGGGCTGTGCTGCCGCATGTCAAGGTCAGCAACGTCATCCTGGCTACTACCAACCCGGACAAGGGCGACATCGTTGATACCGACATCGAAGTCGACGAGGCCGGCGGCATGGTTCGTCTGAAGGCAGCATATGCAGGCACAGTGACCGACGGTACCAAGATCGCCTTCACCTATGACCACGCCAAACAGCTGGACGTTCAGGCACTGACCGTAAGCGAAGATGCTGAGCGTTACTTCGTGTTCCGCGGCCTGAACACCGACGATGGCAAGGCCGTTCGCCTGACCATCCCGCGTCTGCGTGTGGCACCCTTCGGCGCCCTGGGCAAAATCAACGACGGTATCGCCGGTGTTGAGGTTACCTGTAACGCCCTGGCAGACGAGAAGATCACCGAGATCGGCGCGTCCAAATACTTCTCGGAGATTTGGGAGTCCTGATTGTGATCACCGTCACACTGGAAGTATGATAAGGGGGCTCTAAGCCCCCTTTCCTTTTGTTACGAGGTGTGACATGTCGGACCAATCGAAATATACCGTGGTGGATCTTGCCACGCTGGCCATCAACCATCGTGTGGTGCCGGTAAACGAAAAAGAGGCCGTGTTAGTTTATGGCCTGCCGTTTAGCGACATGATGCAGTTATTCGCCAGCTACACCGAGTATCTTGACGAGATGCTGGATCCGGCGGGGAGCTTTATCAAGACGGCCGATATTGTCAGCCGGATGATGACCGAGGCGCCTGAGCTTATTGGCCGGATCATTTGCAACGCCACCCGCACCGAGATAAACCTCAATTCGCTGTCGTGGGCGGCAAGTCTCCCAGCTGGGGTGCAGGCCATTATCATCACCGAGTCATTGGCATTGACGTTCCCGGGGGGCGACCTTATGGGAAAGTTCTGGGGCAAGCTGGAGGATCTGGTAAAGCTGTTCTCAAGTCAGTTGGCGTTAAAAATAGCAACGCTAAAAGAGACGCAGGTACGAGACCAGCTGGATCAAGACTGATAGGCATTGCCAGTGCGATAGAGGTGGTGGTCGCATCACACGGTGCCCAGTGCCTCAACGTTTACACCATAGGCCAGATCATGCACTGGTCTTATCTGATCGAGCGGCGCAGGCTGGACAGTCTCGCCGACCACATTACTGCTGTGGCGCTTGGAGCCCAGGGCGATAGCAAAGCGATAGACATTGCGGTCGAGTCACTACGGCCCGGGGGTTGATATGAGTTCTGCTGCTACTTCACGGGTGCGCCTGTTAGTTGAGATTGTGGAATCCGGCGGTGAGAAGCTGGATCAACTGCGCCGCCAGCTGCTTGAATTGAGCAAGCCTGTGGACGCCAAGATCAACATCGTCTCCTCTGGTGGCGGTGCTGGTCAGGCTGTGGCGGATCAGGAGAATCTGGCCAAGGCCACCAACGAGGTGGTCATCGCCCAGACCAAGCAGGTCAAGACCAGCAAGAGCCTGGCCCAGGCAATCAAGAGTATTGACCAGGCTGCGCAAACCGAAGCCCTGAAGCAGTATGCCGATGCTGCCAAGGGTGAACTGGTTGTCCAGCAGCAGCGCCTGAAGGAAGCCCTGAAGTATAAGCAGCAGGCCAAACTGCTTGAGCAGTCCATGGAGAAGCAGAAGCGCCTCGCGGCTGAGCAGCGGAAAGAGCTTGCCCAGCAGGCTGCAGCACTCAAGGCTGCTGAGGCTGAGACCAAGAAAGCTGCTGCTGCCCAGGTTAAACTCGCCGCTGCATTGGAAGCTGCCAACAAAAAGACCGTGGCGCAGGCGCTGGCCTTCGAGCAGGCACGCCAGAAGTCCACTGACGATTTCCAGGCCAAGCTGGCACAGGTGCAGGCTCGGGCGCAGGCTGAGGCTGAGAAGGCTGCCACCAAGCGGGAGGCGGCCGAGCGGAAGCTGGCCAAGGCCCTGCAGGACCTGGCAGACAGCCAGGATGCGCTGAAAAAGAAAACCGCTGAATCGGCTGCCGCACAGAAACAATTCCAGGCTGCGCAACAAGGCATCCTGAAAGAATCCCTTCGCAAGAAAAAAGCCCTCCGTGAATTGCAGGAGGAGCTGGCCCGCTACAAGAAAAAGCTGGAAGAAGCCAAGGAGGAGATGCGCAAGCACAAGGCTGAGCAGGGCGGCTTCATTGACGGCTTGGAGAATGCGGCATCCACCGCGGCGTTGCTGCAAGGCCCACTCGGTGGCGTAGCCAGCCGTATCTCTAACCTGGTAACCATCCTGAAAGATGTGAACCCAGTGATGGCAACTACCATCCTGGCGGTGGGCTCTCTCGCCACCGGGTTCGGTGTAGCTGTCTACAAGGCAGGCCAGGTGGAGGCGCAGCTGCTCAAGCTGGAGGCCATCATCAAGGCCACTGGATCGGCCGCAGGTTTCACCACCGGCCAGGTCAACGAGATGGCCAAGAAGCTGGGCAAGGAAACGCTGGAGAATGCCACTGAGGCCCGCGACGCCCTGGCGAAGCTGCTGACGTTTAAGGCGGTTCGTGACGACCAGTTCGCCGGTGCTGTAACAGTCCTCGGGGATATGGCGGCAGTGTTTGGTTCCCTGGACGAGGCCAGCGTGCAGCTCGGTAAGGCGCTTGAGGATCCTATTCAGGGCCTCGGCTCTCTCCGTGAGATTGGCGTGTCCGTGACCGAAGAACAGCAGGACATGATCAAGGAGCTTCAGACCTCTGGTAACCTGTGGATGGCCCAAAACGAGATCCTGAAAATCCTAAACGACCAGCTCGGCGGTGCAGGTAAGGCTGCCGGCAGCGGTCTTATCGGCGCCATTGATACCCTCACCGAAGAAGTCAGTTCCCTGTTCACCACCATCGGCGAAGGGGAGCCACTGCGCAAAGCCACCTTCCTGTTCCAGCAGCTCGGTAACGCTATCGCCTTTGTGAACTCCATCATCGGCAAGAGCAGCTTGGAGCAGACCATGGTTGACGTGGCTGCCCAGGCCGACGTGGTTCGCGGGAAGCTCGACAAGATCGCCCGTGGTGAGATGGACCCGGGTGCTAAGACCGCCCTGCAGGAACAGCTGGATGCGCTTAACAAGCAGGGTACTGCCCTGGACAAATACAAGGAGAAGCTGCAAGAGCGTGAGGATCTGAATGCCCGTATCGCACGGCACGAGAAGGAGATGCAGCTCAACCTGGAGAATGGCATCAAGAGCAACCAGGGTATCCTTGCCAACCTCGCCGAGGCTGCCGAGTCCTTTGGCCGTGGCAACAAGATGGGCGCCACCGTAAGCCTATATGCGGCGACCGTTGGTAACCAGAAAGAAGCGATCTCCGATATGAAGGAGGAGCTGAAGGAGCTTAACGCCGAGCTTTCCGAGTACGACAAATCCGTGCGTACTGCTGCTGAGGCCGACAAGAAAGCTACCGAGGCGAACAACCGGTCTGAAGGTCTGGCACAGCAGAAGCGCCAGCGAGAGGCCACACGCAAGCTGCAGAAGCAGGTTGACCGCGACGTAGCCAAGAACAAGCTGGAGACCCTGCAGGCTGAAACCACGGCAAGGCTCAAGGCCGAGGAGGAGAGCTACCGCCGTGGGGAGCAGAGTCTCGACCAGTATCTGAAGAAGCGCACCCAGCTGACTGAGCAGCAGTCTGAGCGCCAGCGCGTCATCCTCAAGGCTGAGCTGGCAGATGCCAACGCCAACTACACGGCGCGGCTGAAGGAGATTGAGGCTGCCAACAAAAAAATCAAAGAGGCTGGCGGCCTGGAGATCGATCCGAAGGCAGACGAGAAAGCTATCCGTACCAGGGCTGCTGCGCTGGTTGCTGCTGAGGAGCTTGCCCGCTTCCAATTCGAGGCCGAGGGGGAGCTGGCAGACATCGCCAAGTCCCGCCGCGAGGAGGAAGAGAAGATCGGTAACGAGCGCGAGCAGAATGCCAGGCAGGCAGAGCGCGATGCGAAGCGTGAGAAAGCCGAGGCTGAGGCACTGGCCAAAGCACGTGCTGACGCCGACGAGAAACGCCGCAAGGCTATCCTTGAGCTGCGTGCCCTGGAGATTGACGGGGCTGACGCGATCTCTGCTCGCCTGCAGCTTGCTGCCGACGTTATTGTCGAGTCCTATAGCGAGGCACGGGCAGAGATTGCCAAGGTGCTCGGTGAAGACAAGGCCCTGGTTATCGACGAGCTGGTCGACACCAAATCAGTGGTGGCCCAGTTCGACGCGCTGGAGCAGATCTACCAAGAGCGGGTCAGCCGGCTCAATGTGCAGCTGGCCAACCTTGAGGTGCAGAAGGACAGGGGCAAGATCAACTATGGCGACTTCGTGCAGGGGGCTGCCGACGCCTATGCCCTTGCCGATAAGCAGCTGCTTGAGCTGATCCAGAAGATGCAGGAGCTGGCCGACGTATCTGGGTCCAGCGAGCTGAAGTTCAAACTCAAGGAGCTGGAGACCCAGTTCGAGACTACCAAGCTGGCGAGCAAAGAGTTCTCCACCAGTGTGGTTGAGACCCTGCGTAATGCCTCCGCCGGTATTGCCGAGACAGGCTTCCAGTCGTTCTTCGATAGCCTGTTCAACGACATCACCGATCTGGAGGGGGCCTTCATGAGCCTCGGCCAGTCCATCTTGGCAGAAATGAGCAAGATCGTGAGCAGCCGGATTGCCGCGGAGTTTGCCAGCATGATTGGTGGCTTCTTCGAGGGGGGCAGCGGTGGCGGTGGAAAAGGTGGCGGCAAAGGCGGCGCCGGTCAGAGTATCTTTGGTGGGCTGATGCAGGCAGCGGGCAGCTACTTCGGCGGCTTCTTCGCCACTGGTGGTTTGATCCGCGGGCCTGGTACCGGCACCAGTGACAGCATCACTGCGAAGCTGTCCAACCACGAGTTCGTGCACCGCGAGCGGGCAGTTCGCCATTACGGCACCGACTTCATGTACGCCCTGAACAACCTTGCCATCAGCAAATCTGAGGCTCGGGCACTGCTTGAGGGTCTTGGTAGCAGCAGCCGTACCATCACCATGCAGATCCCGGACAAGCGCCGGTTCGCTGATGGTGGCCTGGTCACTACGCCGAAGACCAACAAGGAGCAGGCTGGGCCGATGTCACTGCCTAAGTTCGAGATCTATAACGTCCTCGATCCGAGCGAGATGATCCGGGCAGCAACCAGCTCAAGAGAGGGTCGGGTGGTACTGATGAACTGGGCCAGGTCGAACGCCACCGAGCTGAGCAAGTTACTGGGTAAGGGGTAATTCATGAGCGACTTCACCTGGCTGCGCCACAATTGGGAGGCCCCTGTCGAGGAGAGCCTTGAGTTCTTCACCTCGATATTCACTGCTCGCAACCTGACAGAGCAGCGGCAAGGTAACCGCGGAAAGGCTCGCAGGACTGTCAGCTTCAATGCCACTATCGGCAAGGGCGATGTACCTCGCCTGCTTGCTGGTCTGGTGGATAGGACAGGTGACCTTATCGAGCATCTGGACTGGCCCAACAGCGTGCGCATTGAAGGGTGGTCATCTGGATCGGCGCTGTTCACGTTCCTACCACGAGCCTACAAGGTTGGTGTGCGGGTGGTGCTCTACGGTGGTCCGGGGGAAATGTGGTCGGCCAACGTCACGGCAAAAACCAACACGAGTATGAAATTCGGCGGGGTAATGCCGCCTTGGGTATTGCTCGGCTCGGTGATTGTCGCCCCTATCGTGGTGTCGGCGCTGGATACCCAGATGACTGTGGTTGGCCAAACACCACTCGTGTCAAAGATTGAGGGTCGCCTGCTTGAGAAGGTTGACGGTGGGCGTGCTCCAATGGTTAACGACCGGGGCACCCCTGAACTTATCCATGCCAGAAGCGGGCTTGAGATCGTGACCCTGCACCCAGACTGGTCTTCGCCTGTGAGCATCAACACCGAGCGCCAGGGTGTGTCCGTTGACAACAAAATTGGTACCTTCCGCAATTACAACGCGGCGGAGTTCTCCGGGTTGTCTATCGACATGCAGCTCAAGCTGTTTGGGTTCAGCGAGATTGATCGGGTGCGCATGCTGCACCGCCGGCTGCAAGGCGCGAGGGTACCGGCCATTGTTCCGCTGTGGTCATGCAAGCTGTGGCACGACCCTGCATACGCGGGGCCTGGCGGGACTATGCGGATCCTCGGTGGTGACATTCTGCGTGCGCTCGGGTCTGCTGACCGGTTCCAGGCGCACTTGTTTGCGGTAGCTCAAAACGGGGAGGTATACTGCCCGGAGATCGTTGGCGTAGTCGGTGACGGTGAAAACGCAGTGGTGACCTTCGGGGCAGACCCCTTACCCGCAAATTGGGGTAACCTGATTTTTATTGCCCCAGCCCTGAAAGCTCGATTCACCAGTGATGTGCTGAGTCTCAGCCACATTATCCCAGGCTGCGCCACCTCGGCGCTGAGCTTCACAGCTACAAAAAAGGTGTGACATGGGTATCAACACAGAATTGGGCGGGTCTTTCAATGACCCAAAGTATGATGACGAACGCTCAGAGTACCAGGGTCAGCCGATAGAGCTTTACGCCTTCTACATCGGCCACCGGCGGGTTCAGGTTCGCATGACCAGCCATGACCAGGATGTCCTCGTGCAGCTCGATAAGCAGCGGTACTCCCAGCTGCACGACCTGTTTACCGCTGCGGTCATCGACCGGCAGGACGTAGAAATGAGCAGTGACCACGGTGCTGACCCCCAACTCCAGATTGAGGTTGACTATGCCAACCCGCTCATGCAGTTCCTGCAATTCGGGATACCCAGCGGCGGGATTGAGCTGCACCTCATGCGTGGCCAGGTGCCGAAGCCAGATCGCGGTGATCCGACGGACTACCAGGAGAACATTGTTCGTGACCCGCTCACGCTGTTCACCGGTAGCGTGGTCAACATTGAGCGTGCGCACCCCTATGCAAAAATCACGTGCCAGACGCTGCGTGGCATTAATATCGGGACTGGTGCCTACAGCCGGTACACCCGTGGCCGCTGCCGGCACATCTTCAACTCGTACCCTGCTTGCAAGGCTGGCATAAAACAGGTTACCCCGTCATTCACTGAGCTGGCGGCAGCCGGGTATTTTCTGACTGGGACTATCGAGTTTCAGGGGCAGGCCAGGAACATCGTGGCTATAGGTGCTGACCAGCGCACATTCAACGTGGATCTGCCACTCTATGTCGGGTCAATTACTACTGAGGGTGGGTTTGTCGTAGGTACCCCAGGGAGTACCTACCTGGCCTGGCTGATGCCGGGGTGTGACCTTACCTTCGCCACGTGCCATGGGAAGTATGGCAACGCCATCAACTATGGTGGTTACGACGACATGCCGATCAGTGCTGGGCCGTTTGCTGGTAACCCTGTCTACCAGTCTGGTAACGTGCACCCGATGATCAAGCCAATCAAAGACGTCATTGACAAGAAGAATGGAGCGTAGCCATGTGGTGGTGGATTGTTGCACAAGTTGTTATCGCGGTGGTGAACGCGCTGTTTTTTCAACGTTTGAGCACCCGGAGCCGCGGGAAGGCGAGACTATCAAGGTGGTCTTCGGTACCCGCGACATAAAGGATGCCAACCTGGTTTGGTTTGGTAATTTCCGCGCCGTCGAGATCCGTAAGTCTGCTGGCGGTGGCGGCGGTAAGAAGGGGTAAGGTATGGCCAAAGATAACGGTGTTCGCATCACCAATCAGGATGGTGAGCTAGTCGTAACTCTTGAGATCATCCTGGGGCCTGAGCACCTGTGGCACTGCAACTCAGGCCTTTACAAGTTCTGCCAGCAAACTGGGATACCTGTACGGCGCTTCAAAGAAGGGGTACCATTGCGTGAACTGCGTGAGCTGGATCACATCTATGCTCAACTGGCATGCGATTATGTAGAGGATCTTCACAATGGGCGGAAGCAGTAAAGGTGGCGGTGGTGATCAATCCTACGTCGTAGGGTACAAGTATTTCGCTGATATTCACCTGCAGCTGTGCCACGGCACAGTGGACGTTATCCCTCGGGCATTCGTCGGCGATGCCTGTATCTGGAACTTCTGCCCCCCTGATGATGTTGTACCTCCCCTGGTTAACCGGGCTTGGTCGTACAACGGCTCTGTTGCAGAGACGGGCAAGATGATTTGGAATCTCCCGCCTGTCCCAGTTCTTGAGGGGTACAACAACAGCACCCCTTATCCAGTAACCGGTGATGATGGTCGGTTCGCTAATGGCGGCACTGCCATCCGTGTGCGTGCCGAGGACAACCCCGGAGACACCTGGGTGTTCAAGGCGTCTGGTGGAGCTGTGATTAAGTCGTGGATAGGGATTGTCCAGCAGGTTTATTACGGGAAAACTCCACCCTCGGTGACAGTCACCCCAGCAGCTGACATTCCAGTTGGTACCGGGATTACCCAGTATCGCCCAGAGCGTAGACTGGAATCCGGCAACGGCGGGTTTGAGATTGACGAGGAGTTTCGCTTCTACCCGGAAGATGTCCACGACGCCTATCAGCTCTATCAGCAAACCTCTGCGCCCAGAATACACTTCAGCCTCTTCAGGGAGTATCGGATAACGGCCTTTGAGGGGTGGATGCCGAAAGACAATCCTGTGAACGGCGACAACGGCGTCATTCAGAAAAGGATGCCTATTGAGGCGTCCTTCTACATCGCCGGGCATAGCTTCAGGGTGCTGCTGCGCGAGCAAGATCAATGCCTGGAAGTATGGCGCGACGGGGCCTTAGTGGACGTGCTCGGTGTTGGCTTTAAATTCCCCAACCTGCCGGAGTTTGCGCACTTGACGGAGGCGGATAAGCAGGAAATTTACCGCAGGGTCTGCCCCACCTTCTCAGGCTACTTCTACATCTCAGGTGGCAGAGAGATGGATGGTACCATTGCAGGCTACTCCGTCGGGGTATCTATCAACAAGGTCGGGGACTTTGACGCCTACATCGGCAATGGGGATGCGCCACGACCTGGGCACCCAGGGGACCCACTCTACCAAGCCACTGCGACGTTCATCGCCTATATTCAGGACAAGTCCACAGGGCTCCTCAAGCGAGACATCGTTACCACGTCCAGGGATTACGGGGTGTTTATCCCGTTCCGCCAGTTCGAGACCGTGCGTACCGGCCGTATCAGAGCGAGCTGCCCGATGTCCATTGCTGCCTACAAGAACTTGGGCGGCGGCTCTATCGAGCGGGAGTTTCGTGGGCAGTTTCGTTGGTCGTTCTGGCAAAACACCAGGACTGGTCGGTCTCAGGAATCCCCGATCCACTATCTGTCCATTGAGATGAAGTCGATTCGTGGGTTCACCCCGCCTAAGCATATTCGGAAAATCAACGTGCAGAAGGGCGGTATCTTCGGCGGTGTCGAGCGCGAGGGTGGGGTGTCTGGTGATGTCTACCTGATGGACGGGCACCCGAGCCAGGAGCGACTGTACCTGCTCGCTGAGCGTAAGGGCATCGCCCTTGATCGTCTCCCTGCCTATCGCGGGGTTGCTGGCGTGTTCTTCCATGACTTTTACTGGTCGAATAACCCCTACCTGAAGCCTGTCACTCTGACAGCAATGCGAACCAAATACCGGTCAGACGGCAATGTCATGTGGCAAGACCACCTGGCCACCTGGCCCGCTGGCCACTGGTCGTACAAAGACCTCAACCCGGCACACATTATCCAGGAGGCCTACACCGATACGGTTTGGGGCCTGGGTATTTCACCGGCGATGATCGGCAGGTCATTCCTCACCGTGGCCCAGCAGCTTCACGCAGAGGGATCTGGATTGTCTATCGTGTGGTCTGACGAGATGCCTGTTGAGGATTTCGTGGCGGAGATCCTGCGGACGATAGATGGCGTCATCTACCAGCACCCGGTGACAGCTCAGTACGAGTTCAAGCTGATCCGTAACGATTATGACCGGGCCACGCTGCCGGTTATCAACCCCAGCAACAGCAAGGTGGTGAAGATTTCTGATGGCAACGGGCAGACCTTGGTTAACCAGATCACCGTGAAATTCAGCCGCCGGTATAACCCCTGCGCGTCAGAGCTGCCTGACCAGGACGCCGCTATCGTGGTGCAAAACGGGGCATCTATCCAGCAGCTCGGCCGGGTGATCAACCAGACGATGGACTACCCTGGGATATCCTGTGACTACAACGCCTACAGAGTGGGCTTGCGCGACCTGGCGATGATGTCTCAACCGCTGAAGACTTTCGTCATCGAATGCAACCGCTCTCTGTTTGACCTGATGCCGGGTGATGTGGCTCTTATCAATGACCCTGACAACGGTATCGTCAGCATGGCGGTGCGGATCAACAAGCGGGCTGAGTCCTCTCTTGCCGATGGCAAGTTGACGCTTGAGTGTATCCAGGATGTCTTTGAGACTGACTACACCGAGTATTCGCCACCAACTGTTCCTGAGTGGGATGTCGGCAAGGCTCCTGCAAAGAACTTCCCTGCAGCCACAGCCACGGAGGCACCGTATGGGCTACTGGTTAAGCTGGCCGGTAGTGCCTGGAACGTCGACCAGTATCTTGAGCCTGGCAAAGGCCTGGTTGCTTTTTACGGGGCGCTCCCTGATGACATGCACACAGGGTACAAGGGCGGTACCGGGCTGTATGACGACCCAACCACATCAGACAGGGTTGAGCTTTCACCTGTGAAATCGTTCAACGCTGCCTTCTACACCACCTTTGATATAGGGGCTACCGATCGACAGATCTTCTTCACCTCAAACGAGGAGTATCTGGCCGAGATAATCAAACCAGGAATGATATTCCTTGTTGGTGCGGTACCAAAAGGCGGGCTGGTGCTGGAAGACGACAAGAGGGAAATCATCCAGGTTGAGTCGATCGATGTGTTCGGCGCCAAGTTGAAGCGCGGTATCTGGGACACCAGCCCGCAGCCAATAAAAACTGGCACGTGGTTGTTTCTGCTGGATCAGAATGCCTACGTGGCAGACGGCAGCTATATCGACGGACAGGCAGTTACTGTGGTCGGTGTCCCGCGCACGTTCACCGATCTGTTTGCGCCAAAGCCGCCAGCCGACCCCTACTACCGGATCACGGTAACAGTGAGTGGTAGACGGGACCTACCATACCCCCCGGCAAACGTGCGCCTTAACGGCAGCTTTGATGGGGAGCGGTGGATTGTGGCTGAGCAGGATGACCTGACCTTGGAATGGTGCATTCGTGACAAGGTGGTGATCGAGGACAACGGTGTGGACCACTACGATCCAAACAATTACGTCGGCCCACTGACAAACCTCCAGCATGTGGTCAGATGGCGTGAGCTGCCCAACGGACCGTGGACTGAGCATATTGTCGCGGCAGGGATGAATAGCTTCACCTTGACCAAGGATGCCGAGCGGGCGGCTCGCAATAAGCTCCGGCCATATCCGAGCAGCCCGAGACTGGTTATGCCTGCAGGGGTCATTGACCCAACTTTGAAAACGCTGACGCCAAACCTTGAGATTGAGGTTCGTGCCCTTGACCCAGCAAACGGTATGCGCAGCATAAACCCAAAAACCTTTCTGGTTCACCGGATCGGCTATGGATACAATATGGGCATCTATTACGGGGGTTCATTATGAAACAGGAATCGAATCTCGGGTTGCACTATGACTGGCAGGCCGGCGAAGTTTACTCAGCACAAATGGACGCCAACTGGTTGATCCTGTCTTTGGTAACCCAGACCTCTGTTTCAGACTGGGGTGCCAATGACCCCACCTTCAACTATGGCGGTTCTGTGATTGTCGGTGACGCCGGTACCGGAGAGTTTGCCGGCAAAAAGGGTTGGCTTGGCCGGAAGATTAATGGTGCCTGGGTCTTGATTAACCCACTGCAGGGCTGGCGCTGCGACCATGAGAAACGGGTCAGTGACGGCAACGGCGGTTTTGTTGATGTGCCGGTCACCCTCCGCTACGCCGGTGGCGGGGTTTGGGAAGAGGTGATCGCCACCGCTGATGTGGTCGTCGTGCCGGAGAACGTACCGTACACCCAGTCTGGATATGAGCCCGGGTTCGAGCCGTTCGGCTGGTTGTACGATAGACCTGGGGATCTGAACTTCCGCTTCCGCATGATGCAGCGCCGTGGTCTTGACTGGGACATCTTTGTGCCGCCGAGCGGCGACGCCGTTACCTTGACCGTCAACGGATTGAACATGCTGCGGCTTGTTGGTGAAGACGCGGTTGGTATCCCTGGCTTCAACGAGTCGTGGGAGTTGCTGGGATATCGCCCTGTAGGTGTCAATGGCAGCGATAAGTATGGCTTCCGGCTGCGGTCAATCCGAGCAAAATACGGTTCTGATATTCAGATCCGCAAGGTAGGCCCTCAAGCTGATGGCTCCCCAGAGATATTCGGTTACGAGGACACCCTCTATTTAGACTGTAGCGGCATCAAGTCACTCATTGACCCGACGCCTGCAGATCCAATCGGTATGATCTCGTTGATGAAACCCTTCGACATTGCCACAGGCAAGCGGACGATAAAGGGCATTAAGGCTGGGGCAAACGTGACCATTGAGGAGGCCGATGGCATACTGACGTTCTCAGCTACCGGTGGCGGCGGGGGCACCCTCTCCGATATCGGCCAAGTTATCGACGCTATCCTGACTGACGGTAATGACGTGCTGCTTGGTGCAGACGGCTCCGTCCTCTATAAAGTAACCGTATAAGAGGTCCACCATGGGCAAGCACATTATTATCAGCGATCTGGCTCCTTCAGCAGCCCCGACAGAGATCGGGACGCACTGGATTAAGACCTCAGCGCCGAAGAAGACCTACCTGTCTGTTGGTACCAGCGCGGTGTCAGACTGGGTAGAGGGTGGCGGCGGCAGTGGCGGTGGTAAGGTGGCAGTCTCTGTAAACCTGAATCCTGCGGCCACGCTGTCATTGACCGATACCGGTGCCAATAAGGTGCACTACTTGAAGGCCCCTGCTGGCGGGATGACCGTGTATATCGAGACCGGTGTTTACGAGGAAGGCGACACCTTCTACCTTTGCCTGTTTGACAGCACCGAGGAGCTAAAGGTTAGCAAGGGTGTAGGCCACGGTGACATGATGCTGTACGGCCCGGATCACCCCAGCAACCCGGCCTGGTCTGGGCTTTACAAGGTTGCTGGGAGAAACCAGGTCATGGCAATCACCTACATCGGTAGCAACACCTGGGTTGTCAGCGGCTCCGTAGGCCACAGCTAAGGAGCTGACCATGAATGCTTTCTTCTTTGCTATCCAAGTAATGCCGGCAGCGTCCGGTGGGGGCGGCGTAGTCTGGAACGACGTGCCGCTGGCTATAGACTTCGGCGGTTCTGACACGGACAAGGCGAAAAAGGTTCTGACCCATGAGGCTGGCGGTGGTATCGTCATCGCCGCTGCTGATGCTGATGAATGGTCAACCAACCTGTTTGACATCACCACTGGTAATCTGATCACCAAGGTGACCAAGGTTGCAGCGACCCTGAAGAACAACTCAGTGTCTGGTGGGGCTGACACTGGCTTGACCTACATGCGAACGTTGCTGCAGCGGACGGCCGATTTATCACTCGCTGCTACCCTCACCTTCACCGACGCTGATTATGCCCGTCAGTACAATGGGGCTATCGACTTGTTCACCGGGGATTATCGCAACTCCGGCAAGGTCAACAACCCTTACAAGACCTATGGTTCTGCTGAGATGGGTTTGCTCACAAAAAGCAACCTACTGTCTACCCAGCCTGGTTTGTATCTGATCCAGAGTGTGGTCGATGACGCGGGGGCCTACCGCGTTATGGGTCTCCGGGACCAGTCAAAGAACGGGTCTAACCTCACTGGTACTGTGGTTACGCTGAAAGGCGTTGACGACCTTGCGATCACTGACGACACCATCTACCCGGTGGCAGTATGCCCTGCGTCCAATGGCAACCAGGCTACTGCCCTTACCCTGCTGTTGGATGACACCAACAAGAAGCTGCTTGCCACCCGCGTCTCCTTCACCAACAACAATAACAGCAGACCTGTTGACCTGGCTGATGGTGAGGGTGTGAAGTGGAATGACAACCGGTATGTTGACCTTGTTGCCCCTGTCACGTCAGGCACCCAGGAGCAGGTGCTTATCGCGTTCATCACAGACACAACCCGTCGCCCAGTGGTTTACTTCGGGAAGGCCAGCGACTTGAACGATACCGGTGGCATCACTGCGTTCAACCGGTTCAAGCGCACTGACATTGAGTGCGAAAACTCTGCGGTGTCCAGCTTCTTCATGGGGTCTACCAACCCGATATGCCTAGCAGCCTTCGCTGCTGTGGATGATGGGTTGGTACCGCGTAAGTACCATCTCTGCCATTATATGGGATCGGGGGCTACACCAACCTGGTCAGAAATGACCGTTGAAGAAGATTCGCACTGGTCTCGCACCAGCTACCTGTTGGGTTGTGGGATTGTCCGCACCACAGACCCGACATTCCAGCGGAGGATGGTACTTATCGGTCGGGTTCGCAAGTCTGATGATGCCCATTACGCAGTAATTTATTTGCGTGGGGAGGGCGGTGGCTACGAAATGTTGGAGGGCAAGGCTATCCCGCTGCCACCAGGTTTCGCCATGCGGGCTAACGCCAAAGTTTCAGGCCGGGTTGTGGGTAGCGACATTGTTATTGACGTAGTTTTGCCGATGGGCGTCTACAAGATAACTGAACCTGCAGGCTAAAACCTATTGAGCAGCATGCTCTCGGAGGCTAAAATGAAACCCGTTGAACTCAGATTGATCGAGTCGACCCGCCCGGCACTGCAGGAGCCCAGTGCGCCCCGTCCAAAGTATCCTAAATTGAGGGCTTGTCGTGGTTCATGGGCATCTGTGCGGTTATCATTACCGCGATGGTAGTGGGGGTCGGTTCCTGGATGGTCACCACTGCAGGCGAAAGTAAAACCAACCTGGCTGTGGCGGCCGTCACCATTCAGAACATGGGTGACACCCTCACCGAGCTGAAAGAAGACCAGAAAAAAATCATCGAGCTGGCACCTACCCTGGCAACCAAAGGGGAACTCGTGGCGAGTAAGCAGGACTTGCTGGACGAGATCGACAAGATCAAGGAGCGGCTGTCTGAGGTTGAGGCGGCCATTGGCCAGACGGATAAGCGCCGGCGATAAGCAGCGATAAAAAAGAGGTGGCTCCGGTCACCTTTTTTATTTTTGTGGATCCACGTCACAGCCGTGTAATGTCTACCTTGATTGATCCGGTCACTGGTGTATTCTCACCGATACCAGACATAAGGAGACAACCACGCCGTGCAACGATGCCATTTACACCGCCAAGCTGGTGGGGAGTATGGCTGGGTTCCTCGGGTACCCAAAATCAACACTCCTCTCTACCGTGGTAGACCAGAACACTGTGCGCGGTGAGCTGAATCACCTCTTCATCGTGGACAACCCTGAGACTGCTGTGGTGGCAGTTGACCTCTACAAGTCACTCCGGGCAGCGAACTCCTGCATGGTGCTGATCACCGACACACCGGTGGAGGGTAGCCACGTGATGCACGTTGCGCCCTACTTGCCGGATGACAATCAGCTGCTGGAAAACCTTGCCTTGGAACTGTCTCGCCACCCTGACGTGCTGCGTCCTGCCCTACCAACGCTGCGTGGCCTGACTGTGCTGCAAGCATCTGCCGTGACCCGGGTGTCAGACCTTTACGGTGATGGCCTGAGCCACGGGGTGCTGGTGAATATCCGTGCTGCGGTTGTTGGCGCCACCTCTGGTGTATCGTTGCTGGGTCGCCGGCAAATTGCCTACCGCCCAGACGAACAGCTGGCAGAGTGGGTGCAGTGGCTCCTGCAGGCCTGGTTCAACCCTGATCCCAAGATGTACCGCTTGCGCCCCCGTGGGTCCCTGCTGTCAGGGCCGCCTGGTACCGGTAAAACCAGCGCCGCTGATTACGTGGCTGGCATGCTGAATCTCCCGCTGGTGCGCCTCAACATCACTGAGATGCTTTCAAAATGGCAGGGCGAGGCCGAGGGTGCTCTGCGTCGAGCCCTTGCCGCGGTAGAGAGCCTGTCCCCATGTGTAATGCTGGTCGACGAGGTGGAGAAGGTGTTCACCCAGCGCGGGCATGACGACACCACTAGCCGGATGCTCGGGGAATTTCTGTGGTGGCTGGAGCGGCATGACAAGCGGGTGATAACCCTGATGACTTGTAACGACATGGGTACCCTGCCGCCTGAGCTTTACCGTGAAGGTCGCCTTGATCAGATTATCGCCGTGCGCGAGCTGTCTGATATGGCGGAGCTTAGCCACTTCATCAATATGATTTGTGAGCTGTACCCCGGAAAAGTTAACCAGGCTGGGGTACTCTCCGCCATTGTCAGCAGAAACCCGACTGGCCCGTGGCCACAGGCTACTGTGGTGCGTGCCGTTGAGAAAGCAGTAGTCCTGGTTAAGTGAGGGTCCTATGGCCAGCAAGAAGAAATTCCCACAGAAGACAACCACAGAGACCTACGATTGGTACCACTGGGATCCTGACGTTCCAGTAGCCAAGGCCGGTGGTCGTGGTAAGGTTACCCAGATAGAGAAGAAGCGTGACGAGCTGGCCATGAAGCGTGAGCTGCGGGCTATGGGTTTGAGCGACGACCTGGATGACCTCCCATGAAATACATGACCATCACGGCTAAAGGCACCAACACCGAGCAGTTGATGCGGATAAGATCGGGGCAAGCTCCGGTCTTTACCGACTTTGCTGACGCTGGATCCGGGGTGGTTATCCCGATGCTTGAAGTGGCCGACCTGCGTGTTGGCTGCGTCTACTCCTATGGGCCGGAGCCGCTGCCTGGGGTAGAGCTGGAAGGCCTCGACAACCTGGTTGGCGTAGGTGAGATGGCCATGGTGGTGCTGATGAAGGAGGATCGGTTCTACCACGAGGTGTACCTGCAGCTGGAGGATATCGCGGCACAGGTTGAAATCCTTATGAGCAGCAAGTTGCCTGCCACCTACCGGGAGACAATCCTGGTTGACTACTACAGCAAGGAGCGGTTCTACGCCATAGGCGTATCCTTCGAGTTGCCTAACTGGTGCGAGGTCAATGCCAAGCCGAAAGCCTGCAGCCTTGAGGTCACCATGTGGTCTTGGAAGGTGTGTCGGGCGATGCTGCATGCCCTGCTGAATGACGCCTTCATTGATGCGTTGGAGAGCCAGATGAAGGTGCTGATGGAGTGCCACGCCACCTACTCAACGATTTGGCACATGAAACACGGGGCAGACTACCTGCATGCTCCGGCTGGACTGAGTTACCAGGCTCTGCTGTCCGATCTGAAAAACGGCGGATAAAAAAACCCCCGCTGTTAGACGGGGGATAAAGTACCTTGCAATGCAAACACCAGACTTGACGAAAGAACTATACCAAGAGAACCAGACCATGACAACAACGAAGCAGCCACCAAAGCTGGTGATGCCCTATGGGTTGATGTATGCCCGCGACCTCACCGATGCCCAAAAGGTAACGGCCATGTGGATCCTGTCTTTTGCCAACAAAGGCAAGAGCGGCACCTGCTGGGCGTCCAACCAAACCATCGCAGCCTTAGCCGGTAAATCACAGCGTCAAGTATCGCGGGATATCGCGGCGCTCTGCTCTGCCGGTTACATGGTGGCCCTAGATCAAGAAGAGAAGGTGTTCACTGGGAAGATGTACTCGAAGAACAGGCATCTCACCCTGGACAAGAAAGTGTTCATGGCACCAAAAGCCGTGGAAGAAAAACTCAACGAAGAAGAATCTGCGCAGCCAGAAATAGATGCCGTGGCCCTGGAATGTCCAGGTACCCTAGACATGGATGTCTATCTATATAAGAACTATGAATTACACACTAATAAAACAAAAAAGATTTTAAACATAGCTGACGCTTACGCGACAGCGGCCCCAGGGGTTTTTTCTTTCAAGAGAACTTTTGCTATTGGTTACAAGACTGGGTTTGTGGTTGAGCCTCAGTTCTCCAGAAAGCAGACCTCCGGTTTCTACATCTACGATACCGGTGTGTTCTACGTGCCATCCAAGCCAACCCACGTCACCACGTTCAACCCATCGTTACCTCACACGGCCAAGGTGGAGAGTGCGCCTGCTGGGTCAGCCGCGCCGCCAGCGCCGGTCGCGCCGCCTGCCGCGCCGCCAGCGGCCCAGATTCTCGCACGTGTGAAAAAGCTCGGCTTGAACCCTCGACAGCTGCGGGTGATTGGGGGCATGATTCACCGCGGGGTTGCCCCAGGAGACATCATCCTGTCCGGTGGCCTTGTAATGACCAGGAGTGACATCACGATGAAAGACAAACTCACGATGCCAACTGATAGCACGTTGGCTGAACTACTCCGGCGCTCCGATGAAGGGGTGCTCCTCAGGCAGAGCCGCGCCAAGAAGGCAGGCAAACCAACGGTAGCCGTCCTATCCGAGCGACTGCGGGCGTTCACCAGCAAGCTGCAGTTTGTCGCTACGCATACCCAGCGGGAGCTTGGCCAGCTGAAGCAGTTCTCCAAGGTTATGGAGCAGGCTGGCATCGATCCACTGGAGGCAATTGATCGCATCGGCCAAGACTGGGCGGGGTTCGGGTACCATCAGGCCTACATGGGCAAGATGAAGCCCAAGAGCGCCATACCCGATCCAGGATCGATAGCTTATTACGCCGGTGACATCGCCAACTGGATCAGAGATAAGAAGGGTAAGCCTGCACCGCAGCCGGTGAAACAGGGTTCATTCTCCATCGGTGTGCCGCCTGCGCCTGCGCAGGAGAGCGTTGCAGCCCCCGGGAAGGGGCATACCAGCGGGGAGACACAGGAGCAGTTCCTGGAGCGTCTGCGTCAGCTCGGCCTTAACACCGACATTTGATTTTTGAGACCAGCATCACGGACACCAGACAACGTGCAGGGTATGCTTCATCCAGATAGGAAATAGGAGCCTGCTATGGTAATTGACAGAGGAATACTTGACCCCGAGGAGCACGGCCGGTTAATCCAGTCGATCTCTGACGTGTCAATGCAAGCGCGGGTGCCGATTCACTTCATCACCCAAAGCGCAAGCCGCTGGTGCACCCAGGGGGAACTGGCATGGCTTACCCATTTCAACCACCCGGCTGTGGCAAAGTCCGGGCTGGTCATAGAGGGTAAGGTGGACCCCATCAGCAGCATTGCTGCCATGTGTGGCGCCCTTATCCGTAACTACGTTGACGCTCGGGTCGTTATGACCCATGAGCTTATCGAAGTTGACCCGGGCAACATCTCCGTTATTGCTGTGCCCAACTTTTACCAGCTGGCCTGCAATGCTGGGTCTGTTGCCAAGTGGGAGGCCCCCCAGATCCTTGAGTGGCTTTACAGCCGCTTCCTGATGGGTAAACCTTGCATCTTGCACGTGGAGAATCTGGACCGGCTCGAAGGTGAGTACGGCCCCGCCATTCACAGTTTCCTGTGCAATAACTACACCATCTTGAGAAAGGGGAGCTGACGATGCAAATCGGGAACGGTAACGGCCAGGTTGCGGCGTTTGATCTTAACGCAGCTGCCGGCCAACGTAGTGGCCCTGCATTATCGGCGGGTGAACAGTTCAGGGTGCCTGGGGCATCACCGGCTCCAGTGCCAGGCGTCAGCGCATTCACGGCCAACCTCGGGGATCTGCTGATAGCTGCTGTGCTCAAGAGCGGAAGCACCTCTGAGATGATGGAGCTTGGCATTCGTGAGGACGTGCTGCACGAGCCTGAGAAGGGGCCGTGGAAAGCCCTGCAGGCGTTTGTGCGCAAGCATGGCGCAGTGCCGTCAGTCGAGGCCTTTGTTCGTGAGACAGGTCTTCGCCAGCTCCCCACGCCGAGTGACCCGCCAAGCTATTACGCAGGGCTGATCCGGGATCGCTACATCAAGGAGGGTGCAGCCCAGGCCATGCTCAACATGAGCAACAGACTCAAGCTGCCAAACACCAAGGGCACAGACCTGCTGGAGAAGACGATCCACGACCTGCTGGTTATGCGGCAGAACACCGTTAGCCACGGCCTCTATGATGCGCGTGAAATGCACCAGCGTGTCATTGCCACGTACCAGCATGACCAGATGAATGGCTCGGAGAAGAGCATCACCTTGGGGTGGGACTACATCGACGTCACGTGCGGCGGGATTATGCCTGGCGACATTCTCTCTTGGGTAGGTCGACCAGCCACAGGTAAGACCTGGCTGAACCTTCAGTCCGCTATTCACCCGTGGCTTACCCAGAACAAGCGGGTCATGTTCGTCACCACGGAGATGCTGCGTGCGCAGATTGAGGCTCGCATGGCGGCAATGGTTGCCAGGGTTCCTGTGCGTGGCGTACTCAAGGCGAGTCTGGCTACCCCACAGCTTAACCGGCTGCGGGACAAGCTCACCGAGATCTCTCACAGCGAGGCCCCATTCTGGATCCTCGACGCCCATGCGGGGGTGACGGTAGAAGACATCTGGGCACTGTGCTCGATGCTGAGTATCGAGTGGTTGGTTATCGATGGTGCCTACCTGCTGGCACACCCAGACCGCCGCCTTGACCGATTCACCCGAGTGGCGGAGAACTGCCGACTCTTCAAATCGGAGCTGGCGTCAAACCTGAAGCTGCCGCTGGCCGCAAGCTGGCAGTTCTCACGAGAGATGGCAAAGAAGAAAAATGCCAAAGGTAAAAAAGGCGGGGAGGAGAAAGCCGGGCTGGAGGACATCGGTTTCTCTGACGAGATCGGTCAAATCAGCTCGCTCGTACTCGCCACATTGGAAGCTGAATCCGTTGAGACCATCCGGCGCCGGCGGATAGATGTGATGAAAGGTCGTAATGGGGAGACCGGGAACTGGCTGATCAACTGGGACTTTGTGACCATGGACTTCAGCGAATACACCCCGGTCACCCATGAGACACTGCGATTTATCTAACGAAGGAGAACCACGATGCAAATCGGTAACAAGCTGATCCCGCCGGTGACGGCACAAGCAACCGCCACCACGCAGGAAAAGGCGGTGGCCCATACCGCGGCGACGGTAGGCAACAATCTGATCGACGAGATCGTCAAGAAGCTGGGCGGTGTCGAGGCCATTGACACGGCAATCACCACCAGCGTGAAGATCGCCGAGCTGGAGGCCCAGGTCAAAAAGCTCAAGAAGCTGGTTGACCCTGTGCTCAAGAACCTTGCCGGTCTGGCAAACGAGCACAAGCTGGGCGACGGTACCCAGATCAATGGGCTTGCCGGTAGCCTGGTGGTAAGCGTCAGCAGTCGTTCAACTCGAAAGATTGTTGACAAGCTCGCGCTCTACAACAAGCTGGAGGCCATCAAGAAAGGCCTGTACTTCGAGCTGTCCGATGTAAGCCTCGGGGATGTCGACGCGCACATCGTGGAAGCAGAGCGAGTAGGTGCCGGCATCCAGCATGGCACGAACACCACCTACAGCGTGGTGGCTCGCAAGAAGCAGGCCGAAGGGGCTTGATATGCGCGGGCAGGATCTGCAGCGTGTCTGCGAGGCGATCGGTATCCGGCCTGGTAGAACCAGCGGCAACTGGTTGTCAGTGTCCTGCCCGCTATCCCCTTGGACACATACCGGTGGGCCAAACTCTGACAATGCCAAGGGCCTTAAAATGGCCGGAGGCATCAGTGTCAAGCCAAATGGTAAGTCCAAATTCATGTGCCGGGTTTGCCAGCACACCCCGATAAACCTGTGGGAGAGACGGGTAAACTTCGAGCTTCTTCGGGCCATGGTGCTGGACGAGCAAACCAATGCCCTGAGCGATTTGGAGCTTGCTGCGCATGAGTTGATGGGGAAAAACGGGGAGGCTAGTGACGAGGCCTTCTATGGGGAGATAGTGACAAAGCCTTGGCCGGAGGAGTTCCTGCTGAACTTTGACCCAGTGCTGTCTGCTCCAGAGGCGTTGTCATACTGCCGGGTGCGGGGGATCCCAGACGAGGTAATCGAATACCTGGGGATGGTGTGGGACCCGAGGCAACGCAGAGTGTGCTGGCCCATCAGGGATGAAGAGTGGCAGCTTGTCGGCTTGCATGGCCGAACAATCGACGAGAGCAGCTGGCTGGCGCCTGAGTGGGAGGGGCACCCTGATCCGGAAACCCTGCTGTTGCAGAACCCAGATGCACTGGTGCACCAGGATCGGCCACCGCTGCGATACTACGCCTATGCCTGCGACAGTGTAAGGAACACTCACGTGTGGTGTAACCAGCATCTGGTCGACATGAGCCAGCCAGTGGTGGTTACCGAAGGGAACTTTGACTACTGCCGGATAATGGCCGCCGGTTACTGGAATGTGCTAGGCAGCCGGTCATCAGGGATCCACGGCGTGATGATGAAATACCTTGGCAAGGCTCACCACATCATAACCTACTACGACAGGGGTGCTGGGGGTGATGCGGCGAGAGCCCATATCGAAAAAAGCCTTGGCGGGGTGGGGCGGGTGATCCAACACATCATCCCAAATGAGCTGAACGACGACGCCGGTGATACACCAGCCTGCGTCATAAAGCATAATCTGTGCCAGTATCTGCTGTTATGATTGAAATGTGACGCAGATTTGAGTAATGTGAACGTCCCTACTAGGAGAGCAAATCCATGAACTTGACCATTCCAGGCAACAACCAGCCGCAACAGAACGGTGGTTACAACCAACCGAACAACGGCTACCAGGCACCGCAAAACAACGGGTATCAGGCACCGCAGAATGGTGGCTACCCTCAGCAGAACCACGCTCCTCAGCAGAACCAGGGGCCGGTGAATAACGGGGGCTACCCGCAACAGAATCCGCCTCAGAACCAGGGCTACCCCCAAGGCCAAGGCTACCCGCAGGGCGGCAATCAGGCAGCTCCTGGGGGAATCCAGCAGGCCATGTCCCAAGGCCAAGGGATCCCGCAAGGCACTGCACCGATGCAGAGCCAGCCCCAGCGCAGCGGCGTCCTGATCAATCCCAGCCAGGCGAAAGCCATCATGGACCGTGAAGGTCGGTGAGTCTAAAACCGTAACCTTCATTGACGGCCACCTCACCTCTGATGGCATGTTCCAGGTTGGCTTTGCCAATGAGCACAACGTGAAGTTTGGCCAGAAGTCCTTCGAGCAGTATCAATGCTTGCAGGATCACGGCAAAGACTGCGGGCTCTGCCACCAGTCCAACAACGTGAAAAATGGGCCTATCGGTTACGGCGCATTGAAGGGCATGTTCTCCCTGATTGACCATACCGGTTACACCCGGGATGACCAGACTGTCGTCCAGCATGAGCGCAAGCTCCTGAAGGCGGGCAAGAAGACACTCCAGCAGCTGGCCCAAATGGTTAACATGCTCGGTGCGCAAGACGGCCACTTCTCCCTGTCCGGCCGTAGCTTCCAGGTAAGCCGCTCCAACGACAAGAGTGCTGGCTGTGGTGATGTGTGGATCCCCATCAACCGCTACGACGTGCCGACCATGCTGGCTCAGCTGGCACAGCAGTTCCCCGAGCGGGCAAATGCCGGTATGTACTCCGGCCCGATCGATTACACCAAGGTGCTCAATGTGATTGACGAGAACCAGGTGAACCAGATCATTGCTCAGGTTGGTGGCGCTGCCGGTGCAGGTCTGCCTTATGGGGCGACAACTGGTGTGGCCGGTGGTGGTTGGGGCGCACCTGCGCAGCAGCCGCAACAGCAGGGCAATGTTTACGGTAGTGGTTACGCGCCGCAGAACCCCCCGCAGAACCAGCCGCAAAACTTTGCACCGCAGAATAACGGCGGCTACCCGCAACAGAACCAGCCGCAGCAGCACCAGCCGCAGCAAAACGGTGGCTACCAGCCTGGTAACGGGTACACCCCGCCGGTGCAGAACAATGACGGAAACCCGCCATGGAACGGTAATGCGCAGGGTGGTTACCCCAACCCCAGCCAGAACCAGATGCCTGGTAATGGGCAGGGGCCTGGTGTGATGATCAACCCGAACAACCCACCGCAGGGGAACTATGGTGGCCCGGCATATGGCCATGACGTCAGCCCACCGCAGAACAATGGCGGTTATCCTGGCGGCTACGGTGATATCCAGCAGCATCTGTAAGTGCAAACTGATGGGGGCTTCGGCCCCCTTCTACCACCAACCCGTATAGGAATACGAGTCATGGGCACCAAAGTTTTACCCTTCCAAATAAACATCCCGCCGCTCCGGGTGGATGGTTTTGCCTGGTACCCGCACTCCGAGGCCCTGGAGAACTACCTGAAGTTCACTGGGCGATTCGGCGATGCTGTATCTATGGGCATAAAAGCCTCCGACGAGCGATTCATTTACGTGCCCCGGGCCATCTGCCCTGAGCCAGAGGAGAGCCGGGACTTCAGAGCCAACGGCAACCCTATCACCTGCGCTATGAGCCCAGACTGGAAGCCACGCGATAACCAGCTGGACATCATCCCTCAAATCCACGCTCTGGTTGAGCAGCGCGAGTCCTTTATTCTGCAGGCCGGTACAGGTATCGGTAAGACCGTGCTCGCGCAGCTGATGATTACGGGGCACAAGGTTACCACCCTGGTCGTGGTAGATCAGGAGAACATTCAGCGGCAGTGGCGCGACGCCATCCTGAAGTGCACCGACATCACTGAGTCTGAGATCGGCTATATCCAAGGCGACGTGTGCCAGGTGCAGGGGAAGAAGGTGGTTATCGCCATGCTCCAGTCCGTGCATAAACCGGGGCGCTACCCTGCCTGGGTCTACCGCTACTTCGGGATGATTATTTTTGACGAGTGCCATGTGCTCGGGGCCACGGAGTTCAGCAAGGTGTGCGGGTTGTTCCCTGCGCGGATCCGCCTTGGGTTGAGTGCCACACCTAAGCGCCAGGATGGCCTGGAAAAGATCTTCTTCTCCCACATTGGCCCAGTCCTTATCAAGAAGACCGCGGTGCCGCTGATCCCCAAGGTGATAATGGTGGAGACCCAGTACAAGTTGCCAATGGTGACCCGGCGTGATCCGGTGACTATGGTACCGCATCGGGTCAAGTTGCCTCACACCCCTGGCCGGCTGATGGAGGTCTACAAGTCAATGGCCAATTGTGATCTGCGTAACAAACAGATCGCAAACCTGGCCAAGATGTCCTACGACGCTGGTCGTAATGTGATCATCTTCACAGACCTGAAGGACGAACATCACACACAATTGGAAAACTGGCTGATCAATGCTGGGATCCCACAGGGTGACATCGGCCGCTATACAGGCGGTATGTCCGAGGAGCAGCAGAACTACAACTCGGCCAGAAAAGTGGTGCTCTGCACCTACAAGGCCACCGCCAAAGCAGTGGACTGCCCGTGGTGGGACACCGCCATATTCGGTACACCGCATTCAGACGTTGCCCAGATTTGTGGTCGAGTGCTGCGTGAGCACCCGAACAAGCAGTGTGTCAGCAAAGCAGGGACAGCTGAGTGGGACGACAACAAGAAGTGCCCGGTGATCTTTGATCTGGTCGACTTTGACAGCGCCGTGCTGCAGGGGTACACCAAATCAAGACTTGACTACTACCGGACGATGGGCGCGGTTATTGCCGGTGATATGTCTATACCCCAGCGCCTGGGGTACAAAAAAGGTGGCCTGAAGTATGCGCCTAAGTGACGCCGACAGGGCTCGCCGGTATCGGCGCAAGAAAAAGGGGCTGCGTGGCCACCATGGCTTCACGAGGTATCGAACACTCAACAACGGGGATATGGTCAACGTGTTTACTGTAGGCGCCATAGCAGACGAAGCTGCAGCTGCAACAGGCAAGGATGCCAAGGCCATACGCGCAACGCTGCAACGATGGCAAAAGCTGCGGCTTATCCCAGACTCAGGTTTCCCGCAAAAGCCCAACGCTGCCAGGGTGTATGACGAGAAACAAAAAAACTTGATTGTTAAATTGTACTGCCGCCATGTGGCCCAGCAGAAAAGCATCACCGAGGTTAGCCTTTGGCTGGCCGCACGTTGGGAGAAAGTGAACCATGATTGATATCGGCAACAGCGTATCTGCGTGGCAGAACAACGCGCCACCACACAACCACACCCAGTCGCCGCAGCTCAACATGCCTGGTAATGCCCAGCATGACGCACTTGCGCAGTACCATGGCACCCCGCTGGTGAACCAGGGCGCACCTATGCACCAGGCAGGGTACATCCCGCCGCAAGGTGGTGCTCAGCCAGGTACTGGCTATGTGGCCGGCGGGAATGTGAACATCACCCAGGTGCACTCCAGCGGTGCCAGTGCCGAACATCTGGAACAGATACCAACGGCGCCAGTGCCTGTTGGCGAGTGCGCCCGGGTAGGCATCAGCCTCGGGTTCACAAAGAACCTCGGGGACTACCAATCATTCAAGGCCACGGTTAGCGTGGAGCTGCCGTGCAACGTTGGTCAGGTTGACGCCACGTTGGACCAATGTCATCGCGTGGCAAACGATCGTCTGATGAAACTCTGGGCAGGGGGTTGATATGGCCGGCTTAGTTATCGGGGGTACCACCCCTGCAGAGGAGCCCGCAGATAAGGGCGCAGGCAAGAAGCAAAAGACCGGTGCAGGGACATGCTGGTAATCGAGATGCCGGGGGCGAAGCAGGATCCAAGACTCGTTGTGCAGGAGTCTAAGCCGCTTTGCATGAGTGACATAGCGAAGGCTATTCAGAAAAGCGACCCCAACGGTATCGGGCTCGTGAACTCCATCAGCCTCGTGGCCAGAATGAGCACTGGGGTTTTCCCGATCGACTACCAGACTGGTGGTGGGTGGCTGGCCGGAAGAATAAACATCCTGTGGGCCAAGGAGGGCGCTGGAAAAACCCTGCTCACCCTGCTCACGATTCGCGCCGACCAGATCCTGAACCCCACCAAGACCGGGATTGGATCTGCACCATTATCCCGTACCCGGATAACCTCTACATCATCCAGCCTGTTACGGTGGAGGAGGCGATTGATAAAGCCGAGGCCGTGATCATGGCTACTGACGTGTCATTGCTGGTCTTTGACTCTATCGCCATGATGACCGGTGAGAACGAACTTAACTCGGAAGCTGGCAAGGCCGCAGTAGGCGGTGCGAGTAATCCGATTGGTAAGCTCATGCGGAAGATGACAGCACGCCTCAACGACCTGAAGAAATACAATCGTCACCCGACAATCATTCTGATCAACCAGGTGCGCCACGCGATAGGGCAACTGTTTGGCAACCCTGAGAAGCAGCCTGGCGGCAACGCGCCGCGATTCATGTCGTCAATGACCCTGTGGCTGCACGGTAAGAACGAGCAGGAGAAGGGTTCAGAGATTGTGCAGTGGAAGGTCACAACCTGCACTCTGCACAAGTGGACCACAAAGGTGCTGGCCATCAAGTCAGAGTACAACGTTTGTGTCTCCATGGTGCATGACCCAGCTACTGGCGAAGTCCTTTACATGCCTGGCGACGTTTACGACTGGCCACTGGTCAAGCGCGAGATGGAACGCCTCGGGTTGCTGATTAAACAGGACAAGGGTGGGTATGCCGTGATGATGTACCGGGAGCCGAAAGAGTTTAGGGTGCTGGCTGACATCGAGAAGTATTACCTGCATCGGGATAACCGGCGCGAGTATTTGATGCTCAAGACCCAGCTTATCCGAGTCGCCCTGGAGCGCACACATGGGGTACCAGCCAATGCGCAGCCGAGCTAAACGGAAAGGGGCAAGCCCTTATGCTCCAGAGGTTGTGGTGGGACAGATCGAGAGGTCTGCCCCAGTAAGCAGCTGTGCCCCGAGATTGAATCATGGCAAAGCCTCGGAGGCTCGCCTGGCGAATGAACTCGGCGGACGGCTGACCAGGGCATCTGGAGCCATGGCGTTCGACAAGGGTGATATCGTGCTGCTGATGGCGATCAATGGCAAGGACTACAAGGGCAGAGTGGAGTGCAAGTCTACCACTGCGGCCAGCCTGTCAGTGAAGAAGGATTGGCTCGACAAGATACTTTCTGAGGCCGTAGCCTCCGGCGAGCTGCCTGTCTTCATGATGTCCTTTGTGGATGCCACAGGTGGGGCACGAGACGCCAACTCTGACTGGGTGGCCTTCCCTAAACACGTGCTGATTGAATTACTCGGGGGTGCAGATTGAACATCACATCGTTTAACCCACTGTCCCCAGTGATGGC